AAACGGCTTAGTATGTATAACATTACCGCTTAAGTTGGTAGTTTGCGCCTGTACCCCTAACGATACTAAAAACGCTATTATTAATAATTTAAATTTCATATATTTAGTTTAGTGTTAATCTTCTTCTTTATCGGGGTCAGTAGGAAACGGCATGGCATTATCGGGTCCGATGCTGTAATTATTGATATCGCTTTGATCTCCACCGTTCCATCTTGCTACAATATATCTCATTTGCCCAAAAGGATATGCATCATTGGGTTCGAAATAAAACCATCCGCCTAAAAGGTCTCCGACCTCAGCAGCGTAAATCTCTTCATTGCCTACAATTGTGTTGTCTTGCCAACCATATCCTTTGTGTAAAATTTTTCGTTCAGTAAATAAAGCAGGTCTATTGTAGTAATCTACAGGGTCAACAGTAACAAACCCTGCTGCCGAATTGCTTTCGCTTGATGAATCTATTTGGCTACTTGTCATAAGCAGCTTATTCGGTGGCAAGTATTTACCATCTGGATATTCTATACCCCCGGGCGAAACTAAATAGTTAACTAAGTCCTGTAACTTTATAGTTTTAGCTGAATCAATTTTAGACGCTATCTTACCTGTTGTTTCATTAACGTATAGTATCTGACCATTACGACCTGTAAAGCTATCAAAAGTGTCTAAAAGTTGCTTAAACGCGTTAACGCCGGAGACACTACCGACTACGTCAACGCTTACGTAAAAATTTTCTTCAACAAGATGTGCCATTAATTCATCAACGGTAACATCTGCACCATTCATGTTTTTAGTCGGGTCTAAGTTGTCTATATAATTTATAACATTCCATTGCACATCTTTAAGAAGCACACCGCCTGTTAACGTTTTGGTAGTTATGAAATTACCCAACGCTGTGCCAGTATAAGCACTTGCCCCACCTCCTTGCGGGTTTAAATTACTTACATACTTCCAATACCTCGGAGATATTTTAGTTATCGTTAAACTCGTTATCTGTTCCATAGTTAAGGTAATTCAAATTCAAAAACATTAGAAAGCACTAAGCCGTATGTACTGCCCCCATCATCATATCTAACCCTAAAGTATTTTATCGTTCCCGATGAAGTTGGGGGTATTATGCTAAATTCAGTAGCCTGTGAGTTTGCAGGTATCGTAGTTATTCCATTTATCCATGTTACACCATCGGTAGAAACATCTACTGAATAGCCAAAGTAAAACAAAGGCGCAAAATTACGCTGTATATAAATTGTATAATATCCGTTACCTAACGGCAGTTTACGACCTGTAATATTATTTATAAATATAACGTTAGATTTTACTTGTAAAGCATTAGACCTGGTATTTGTTGGCGGGTGGAATACGCTGTAAAAAAAGTCGTTATCTAAATAATCATAAACATTTATAGTCTTAGGGTTTTCCTGTGTTGCTAAATACCCGTTAGGCCATAACACACCATCTAAGCTCCAACTAAACACTAATTCATCATTAGGCGGTATGTTAAGCGTTTCATAAGTATATTTAACCTGATAATTATTAAGCCCATCAAGTTCGGTTAGTTCAATGCTGTAGTTAATTTCAGGGTCAGGCAAAGGTATTGGCGCATAGTCAGGATCGTATCTGTCTGCATAATTACGCAACAGAATTACTTCAGTTTGTAAGTGATTTTCAAAGCCTTCAAATCTTGGTGTGTCGGTTGGGTCTTTTTTGCCAGTCCTTATAAGATCGCTGTAAACATATTTATTCCTGAATATCGACTTAAATAGCTTTAATACCCTGGCATCAATAACATCGGTTAGCCAAATCTCATAATCAGTAATCGATACAGCATTATTACGTTCTCTGCCTGTTGTAGTCTCGGTATAATTAGTTATACTTTCATCCTCTGATTCCTGCGAGTAGTAAATGCGAAGTTGAGTAGATAGCATTGTGTCGCTATCTTTATTTTTATAATCCCAACGGCTTGTATATTCTTTTTCGTCAGCAGTGATGTAAAAAGGGCTGCTAAAGTATTCTTCGTTATCCCCGTTAATAATCTTTAGGTATATTAGTTGCAGCCCGGCATCAAACGGTATATCTGCTAGACTCCAAACTATCTGCGGCAATCCTGTATTGGGGTCGTTAAAGTTTTCCAATACGTTAAATGCATCAGTTATATCTGCTAATTCGTTACCACACATATCATAAACAAACACATTCCAATCTTCAAGCTCTACACCATCTCGTGTATAAGTCCTTTGTATATATGGGTAATTATTTTCTAAAGTCTGCGCATCACTTAGGTTAATTGGTATTAGCTGCACCCCCGAGAAGTAATACTGATTCATTACGGGGCTGTTACGGTAGTACATAGCCTCTTCGAATGTGTGTTCTAACCGTATGAATGTAGTTTGCTGCATATTGAGCGTAAATATAAGGCTAAATAAAATAAGTTAAAAATAAATTTAATTTAGTATACTTAATTAAAATAAAGTTGTATATTTGTACTCAGATAACAACAACAAAACAATTTATTATGACAACTACAGCAATGAATACTTTAGATACACTTTTCCCTTTTACTGATAAAGAAATCCGTTTTTTAAACGCAGAAGCTTCTTTACTTGAAGTAAGCAAGGATGATATTAACCTTAGTGATTACTTATCTGTAAAGGCTTTAAGTCTATACGAAGAGCGAAAAAATAAAGGACAATATCCATTTACTTTAAAATATATGCTTGGCAGGTCTTACTTTTTAATGAACGGTAAACTATTAGCTTAGTGAGTAATTATAATCATGCTTTATTTATTCTTAAAGAGGAAAAAAGGCAATTGGAAACAATTTTAAAATCATGGAAATCTTTACACCATGAGGAAGCTAAAAAAGTAAGAGAAACAAAATTAAAGGATTTAAACGAAGCAATTAAAAAACTTGAATTATGAAAAATATAAAAAAAGGCGATATTGTAAATGTTAGGGTTGATAAGGATGGACATTTCAAAGAGATACATAATGCTATTGTAAAAGAAGTATATAATTACTCAAATTTCACTGAATTACATATTGTAAGGTGCGACAATACTACAATCGAGGGAAATATGGGATTTATGGGGGTTGACGGTAGATATAATATTGATTTGGTAAGCTTGTCAAATAATAATATACAGTATTGTTATAAAGACAGAAAAGAAGTCAAAACTATGGTTTGTAAATGTCCTGGTATTTGTAGAGATTAAACTAACCATGGGCGGTTAATAATAAAAAAAACAACAACAACCATGAGAACAATAGATTTAGTAGAAAGACAATTAGCGATAGCGGTTAAAAAAGGTCAACCAAGAGTTGCTAAAAATTTAGAAGCTGAATTAGCTGAACTCAGAGCTAATAGACCTGCTACTGTAGCATTATATCCGGCCAAACAATTCAATGATACTTTAGATAACCGTGCAGCGTTTGCATTTTATAATTCTTAGTTATGTCAATTTACATTTATACAGGTAGGTCTAATGAATTAGATCACAATCAACAAAGCAATAACCCTAATCCATTTCAAGCAGTTAAGGTTAAATTAGACTGTAATGGACACTTTATATTGCCTGAGTTTAGATTCATGCTTAACGGTGTAAAACAGAAGTTTCATCCATGCAACTTTAGAGAAGCAACATTTACTGAAAAAATAATTTTTAAGCTATTAAAAAATGAGCAGGATAAAGTTGCATAACGATGGTGTTAACGAAATAGTCTTTAAACCATCTACCAAAAAGGTAGTAATAGGCATTGATATACATTCATGGCACAAAGCAAAATACATATCTTTTAAAGCTACTACACAAGAGGAAGCGTTAAAAATAGGCAAACAGTATGTAAATAAAAAAAGCCAATTAAAGATAGCTTAACCATGTACATAGTAAACCACTACCCAAATTTAGGCGCTACTGAGGTTGTAGAGATACAAAACCCCGATAACCTTGAACTATTTATTAACGCCAATACACTTGATGTATGGGAAAATAACCCTTTTTATAATATGAGAAAAATTGGAATCTCAGTTATTACTAAAACCAAAGAAGATTACGAAAAAGTACAGGTATTCTTAACTAAAAAAGTAGCCTATATAGATTGGGCTCCTCAAATGGAACATACCGAAACTGCAATAGTTTTAAAAGCCAATAAAAACTCCGATTTTAGTTCGGGCTCTGTTGGTTCTGCCGAGTATCAAAGATCATGTGGTATTGTTACTTTGCCTTTTATAGAAAACCTTTCAGAATACTTAATTAACTAATGAAAAACACTAACCCAAAAGGCGCGGGACGACCTAAAAAATACGATGAAGAATCGGCACATATCCAATTCAAGGTTCCCGCGTCAAAATCAGAACATATAGTAAAAGTTATTAACCGGTACTTAGATAAATTTAGGAAGAAATGACAGAACAATTAATAAGCTTTGATACGGCTGTATTAGCGAAAAGAAAAGGACTTAGTATTAAGACTGAAATGACATACGAATACGGGGGTCACATAGTTCACAAATCATGGCTTCCTGTTAAATCAAATCCTTTTTTGCCATGTTGTACTCAAAGCCTTTTACAAAAGTGGCTTAGGGAAACACACGATATTAAATTATGTGTATCATGGACTGATAATGATAAATACCTTTTTGAAATAAACCATAAGCAAGATGGTATGTCAGGGTTCGATACCTACGAAGAAGCTTTAGAAGATGGATTAGTTTACGCATTACAATTAATAAAATAAAATCATGAGCAGAGAAATAAAATTTAGGTCTTTTGATAAAGTTAGAAAGATGTTTGTGCCACAAGGCGAAATTGTTTTTTATAACTATGGAGAAAACTATATAGGTGTAATACCTAATTGCCAAGAATACTGTTATGTTGAATACAAACAGGACGATTTCGTAGTTGACCAATTCACAAGCTTGCAAGACAAAAACGGTGTAGATATTTATGAGGGCGATATTGTTAAAGTTAGAGGCACTAAAAGAATTGGAGTATATATAACAGAGGTTATTTTTTCAGCTCCATGTTTTATGCTTAAAATAAACAATACATATTTAACAGATGTTTCTTCTTTACGTTTTTGTGAAGTAATCGGAAACATACATCAAAACCCTGAACTTTTGAATCATGAGTAAACTACTATTCAACAGTGAAGAAAGGATGATGCTAAGGTTTTATCCCGAGACATTAACAGGCGCGCTTTTAAATCTAAAATTAGCCGGTTTAATATTTGAAAGAGTGATATATAGAGAAAGCAAAATACAGTGGGCTTTATATAAGCTATTTCCGCCTAAAAAATCATTAGTTCAACTTGGTGTAAGAAAAGATAAACATGAGTAAAGTAATAATAAAATTAGCCGACATAGAATTTATAGTAGGACAAGAATACGAATTTTCAGATGTGCTGCAGTCAGAAAAGGAATTTAAAGTAGAATGGGTTAAAGGTGTACTAGGAGGTTATTGCCCACACCCATATAGCGCTAATTCTTTTGTGTCTGATACAAACCAATGTTTTTACTATTGCAGGCACATTAATCCACTCAATGATGCCATAGACCACATAAATTACCTTATCATGCATAAATATAGAATGCAAAATAACATTAAGGATGATTTAAAAGGCATTGTAAAAATGATTACCTTAACTACTTCATAAGGTTAAATATTAAGGGCAAATTAAACCACTCCATAATAAGAGTGGTTTTTTTTATATATATAAGGCATATTCCATTAAGGCACTACTTAACGCCTCGCTGCTTTCAAATACACCTGAATTGTTTATCTGTACCCTATCGTAACGCACTTTGAATAACATTAATCCCGTAACATCGAATATTGTTATTTCGCCAAATTCATCGGTGCTAAACTTAATCCCGGCAGGCTGTATTTCATCGTTTAATATAATAGTACCCCCCGATGCCCATATTTTAAGTAAAAACTGTTCGTATTTCTCTTTTACCACGCAATCAAATGTACCAATCATTTCGTCAACCTCATAATCGCCTGGTTTAATTGGCAGCCACGCACCCTCTTTTATGTAGCCTTTAACAGGTAGGTTTGTAACAGGATCGTAAACTTGGATATATCCCGCTTCCGACACTACAGCGTCACGCATACGGATAAATTCGGCTAAACTCATAACAATGCCTGTGTTTATTAAGAAAGGCGTTAATATCGCTCCTGTAGGCGTAAAGTTGCCACCCTCTACAATAGTAGGTAAATCCCTAAACTGTGTGGTTGCTGTTGGGTTGAATTCGTATTTAGTAACGTTAACTGGCTGTCCTTTTTTAAACATGCAGTTCGTGGCAAGTTCCTCTTTGTATCGCTCTTGTGTAATACGGCCTATTGTATCGACTAAATTAGCGAAGTTATCGCCATCCGATATGTTTTCTATAAGTCCAAACTCTTCGTTAGTTCGATTAGTTAAAGTAACACTTGGGTCTACATAGTAAACAAACGTTGTGTTTTCTTCTTCTATGTTTACAGGGGTTACACCAATTGCTAAAAGCGTTAATACTTTAGGCGTTACTTCCTGTACTGAATATAGCCCTAAATTGTCTCCTGTACCTATTACGAATGTAGAACCAACGTAAACACCCAATTGCGCCCAACTAAATGTGCTATCGGTTGTAAGCCTTAATATATTGCCGTTTGCCCTGTGTTGTAGTGTGGCTGTTTCTTTGTATTGAGTGCCTGGCGGTAATGGCACGCAATCAATAATAACAATCTTACCATCATCCTGTGTTGTGGTGTTTTCGCTAATCTCCTGCGACTTGCTTTGCATATCAGCTATTAGGAACGGATCTGCAATAAATTCTATAGTGGATTCCCGCGTATTTGTTACATGAGTATTAGGCAGTTTAATTTCAATATTACCATGTACAATATCATAACTATTACCTTTTTCGTTCTCCTTTTGGGCGGCATAGTTTGAGTACGAAAGCTTAAATAGGTTGCAGGCATATTCAGGGTTTATGTCCCTGCTAAACTCTCCTGATTGCTCATTATAAGAACCTATGAAGTAATCCCTGTAGTGGTCACGATAAGCCGCTTTAATCTCAACTATGTTGCCGTTTAACTGATAGTCGCCATTTGACCACGGAACGATTAACCCCTCAATTAGCTGCTTACATGTCATGTTAAACGGCTTATCTGTAAGTCCACGCATCAATGGAGCTGTAGTAAGGTATCTATTGTAATATTCTCCCTGCGTGTCTAACCTTGGCGCGGATATATCTACGCCCGATGCCGATTTAACTGTATATCTTGCGGCATCAATAAGCCTGACTACTTTTACTAAGGTATTACGTCCAACCCCTTTAGTAGTTATTTCCATTGTGTCAGCGCTAAACTCAATTAAAGAGTTGCTTACAGGTGTTGCGCCAGGTGTTGAAAACGGTTGAAATACGCTAATCTGAATCCATATTTTGCCTGTAGTCTGTATTAAAGGCAATGGCACGGTATAATCCTGATTAATTATGTTTACGTTAGCTGTAGTGTCTAAAAGTGTAACCGATTCAAATTCGCCCGTTACATAGCTAATGCCGTAATTTACTTTTATTTGGGTACGCACATTAAAACCCGATGTACTTACGCCTAAATTAAGACCTTTAATGGTTATTACGGTATCGTTAAGGTTTGTTTTAGCGCGTATGTAAGTCTGTTGGTCGCGTATGGTTTGGTATTCTGATTCAGGCGCAGGATGGTTAGTAACGGCAAAGTTCTCAAACGGAACATTAGTATCTTTAATATCAGATAATACCAGTTCGTTAAATGGTGCTATAAATGCAGCATCCTGACCGTAACCCTGAAAACTACGGCTTATCGGTTCTCCGCTAAATTTCCATGAGCTTGTGGCGGTAACAGGCTTAGCTTTTAATAGTATCGTATCGGTTTGCACCCTGTTTATAGGATTGCCCTTAGTATCTGTATCGTTAAACAAATTTGTAGTAACCTCGTAATTCTCTTTAAATTCGCTGTTTACCTGTACAAAAACAACCTCGGCACTTTCGTAGTTATGGCTAAAACGTTCCATATCGGCACGCAGCACTATTTCGCTGCCGTTGCCTAAGTCTATATTGTAGTATATCTCTGCCTGATGCCCGTAAACTTTAAACTCGTGGATCCATATATCTAAGTGGTGTTTAGGGAAGCGTTGTAGCGTATAGCTTGCTTCTCCGTTACCTGAATAGAATGTATCTACTCCTTTTCTACCATCTGGGCGCGATATGGTAAAACCCACTGAATCCCACCCTGTAGGCTCGTCAGCTTCTTTTTTACCAAACCCCGATGTTACGAATGTGAAAAAATGTTTTATAGGCATAGTGCAAATATAATAAATATGTTGTAAGTTTGCTCCGTTGCCTTCTCACATTATCGCAACCAAAAAACATTATACGAACCCGTATATGAAGCAGACGTGAGAAGCTGTGGATTATACGGGTTTCTTATTTTATATTTTTAAGCTATGGCAGGACATAAAAAAATACGTGATTTCTATATTCATACATGGGAATTGATTGGAGATAATAAATCCACTATCCAATTTATATACGAGCCTAAAGATTTTCAAGTTGAATATTGGGATTGGTATATCATTGTAGCTTTAGAAAAAGCTGATAAAGTAAAAGAAAATCGAGAGCAGCTTACTTCATCTTTGCTATTGGCGTACCGTTGGGCAATACGTGAGTGTTATAATCATCAACTCGACAGTTACATGAATAGATATGATTACCCTCGAAATAAAAATACTATAGAAGGTATTAAAGGATACATAAAACTAATTGAACTTAAATCAAAATGACAATAGAACAAATACCATCAGACGAGTTAACGGCAATGACAGATACTTTTTATAAAGCTTTTAAGGCTTCGGGTTGTAAACCTCGTTGCCATTGCTGTTCTAAAGAAATTAAAACAAACAATTTTTTTAAATTAGGAACTGTAGTTAATGCGCCTAAAATAGATAGCGTTTCATCAGGGTATAGTAAGTGGCAAGAAACTGAAAGTAGAGAAGTAATGCTATGTGATGAATGTAGTGTAGATGATTATAACAACATGAGTGTTGAGGCTATTAAAAGTTACGAAGAATACCGAAAAAAGGGAGGCGGTTGTTTTAGGGTTAACGGAAAAATAATACATTAATCATGAAATACGACAGATACGAAAAACACTACCTTTCAACCGAAGGGTATTATTTTAAATACAGGACAGATAACAATGACAGCACTATCGTTCGCGCTACACTTTATAACGATAACGGAGAACGCGTTGATGATGTAATGGTTAGCGCAGGCTGGGGACTTCCTGGAAAATCACAGCACGATGTTATAAATCACTTTGAATCACGAATATTTTTAAAACAGATTTAACCATGTTAGAAAACACATTAGAGAACAAGAGCCGCTTTATGGCAAATTATTGGATGCAGAGAGTTTTATGCTTTAACGACGAAAATCAATACGTAATGGGTGAATGCTATTACGTAGATGGTAGTGTAGATGATTATATATTCTTAGAACTAACCCCGCTATCTGCGATTACAGATGAAGATGCTATTGAGGTGGCTAAGATACTCAATGAAACCGTAAGGAATGATAGGTACAAAGAGGTAATTATTGACTATTTCGATGGGCACTTTGAAACCACAAATAGTAACAGAAAATGGCAAATTATGCATGTTACAGACTACCTACGCAGCAAATCTTACGCGTTGCCTTGGATGGGATTATCGGTTGAGGATTTAGTAAATTACGGATGGGTTAAACTTAAATAAATTTAAAATGAAAAAAATATCAGAATTAACAGGGAGTAACAATGTTATTCACATCAAAACAAAAAAGCAGGCTAAAGGCATTGCAAAGTTGTTTCCGGGATACGAAGAAGTGGTTATGGAAGCGTTTGTTAAATATTATGGACAAAATACATGTTTGAGTCCTATTAAGGTTGGCGAAAATTTAAAAAGGGTTTATTATTGTGATTATAATAATTCAATAAAAAACGGCTACACAATACACAAAGCCTCCGACTTTCTGCCAAAGAAATCTAAGCTTGCAAAACTTAGCAAACGCCTTACTATTGTGGAAACACAGATTGCTGAAATGATGGATAAGGATATTGACACTAAAGCAATGTCTAACATAGAACTTAAAACCGCTAATATAAACGGTAAATTGTATCATCTTAAATATGAAGGAAATGCAGCTTATATAGCGAATGTAGACAACATCGAGGTTAAGGACGCGCAACAGGAACTTTCAACGCTGCCTGAGAAGTGGTGTGTTAAGCCAATCGAAGAAACCTATAGATATGCTTTGCAATTTTATCCTAATTTATCAAATGGAGTTTTAGATGGATTAGGTTATTTACATTTTCCTTTATACAAAACAGGGTCTTGCAATTTATGTTGGAGTGCATTTATAAAAACAGGCTACACCGAAATAACCTTTGAGCAGTTTAAAAAATGGGTGCTGAAAGAAGATGTTTCCAAAATGGAAAGTACTGAGCCTGTTAAGTTACACACATGGTATATAACAGAAGATGGCGTGTCTTTATTTTGCTATTTGGATTTAGATTCAGCAAGGGTTTACGGTTTTCGTGAGGGTAATTTTATCGAAAAAGATTCTTACTGGGGATGGCCTTTAGATTACAAAAAAAAGACACGTCTTGCTACTACCGAAGAAATATCAACCGCCCTTATAGCCGAAGCAAAGAAACGTGGGTTTGTAGATGGGGTAAAGTTTAAATCAGCAGCATCTAATGAACTTTTCGAAGCCACAGGAGACTATAAATATTATGATTACGACGGAGGATTTGTTTCATATAAAGAAGGATGCATATTCCAAAAAGGCAAGTGGGCAGAAATAGTACCTGCTGAATTTGAATGGAGTAAGCCGGGGCAGTTGGTGCAGTATCTTGATAGCCCATTTTTAGTTATAACAGGGCGTAATAATAGTTTAGTTTCTGAATATTTTAATGGCGCCATAGTAAGTATAGATGATAAATACAATTCAGTAATATTTGGAGATTACAGATCGTGGAATAAAGAAAGCTTCATACCATACACAGGAGAACCTATAATATTGAAATAATGAATAACTTAACACCCGATGTAGTCAACTTTTATTGCTTAATTTGTTCATTAATAATGTTTGGTATGTATATAATATTTCAAATACTAAACAGCGAAATAAGGCACGAATGGCAGATAAAACAGGAAGGTAATAAGTTTACCCCACAGAAAAAGATATTTAAACGGTGGAGTATACTTAATGAAACAATAAATTATGTTAAATTTGACACGTTACATGATGCCGACTACTTTATTGGCCAGAAAAAACAGGTATTAAAAGTAACAATACATAAACGTTAATTGTTTTTTAGTTTGGTTGGTTTAGCCGCTGTATTTACACAGCGGCTTTTTTTATCCAATCCTTTTGCCTTTAAACTGTGCCCTGTTATTAGCATCATGTCGTTTACCTGCCGCTGTAGCCGCGAAGTAATTTAAGCCCCTCTTATCGGCTGTCATTACGTTTACAGGCATCTTAGCTAAGGTTCTATCCATTACCCTCTGCATATCGGACTCCGTTAACCCTGCAATGTTATTCATTACCACGTTCGGCAGTCCGTTACTTAACAATCCGCTGCTTGCAATATCAGGATATACCTTAGTACCTTTAGGTAAGTCTACCAATGTAGATTTATTAGGCGTAATGCTAAGCTTACCATCAGGAGTTTGTATAACCTCATGTCTACCACCATCGCCCACTATTGCCTTACCTCCTATGTGGTTATCCGTACCTTCTGCATAAGCAGGTATCGGTCTTGATGCTATCATGGCTATTTGCGCTGCTCCTAACGCACCAACTAATGCCGCAAGAACTACGTTAGGTAATGCCGATACAACCGCGCTCGCTGTACTTATAATAGCGTTAAACAATGCTGCTTCTTTATCTGCCTTAGCTTCTCTAATTCTTATCTCTCGCTTTTGTTCTTCTAATTGCCTTGCAAGCTCTTGTTCTGCTTCTGCATTGCCGTTAGCGAATTTCATCCTAATACTATAATTTCTGTCAAGCTCCGCAAGTTCGGCATCAGTATTAGCCTGCCTGTTTTGGTTTATGAATCCGTAAAGGTCTTTAGTCAGGTCAGTAACCAAATTAAACGATGCTTTAAAACCCTCAAACTCAACTTTATTGGCTTGCTTCATTTGGGACTTATACTGCTCAACGTTTATAGCCCCTGAATCTAAAGCTGCTTTTGCTGCCATGCGTATATTTGCCGCTGCTGTGTGTGCCTGGTCTTGTATCTTTTGGAACGTGCTACCTACCCTTTTTTCTATGTTGCCTGCGGAATCTATTATTTCATACTCTACCTTATCGAATAATGTTGATAGCCCACTAAAGCCCATTTCATCAAAGAAACCTGATACACGTGATTGCGATAATTCATTAAGGTATCTTTGGGTTTCGCTTCTTACATCGGCAATTGCTTTTAACCTGTCATTATCTGTTTTAAGTATATCTTTTTTAAGTTGAAGTTCTTTATTTTCTAAAGCTACAATAGATTCGTTTTGCCCTAACTGCTGATTCCTTGCAATTATTCGTTCCTTCTCTGCTTGTACCCTTTTAAGTTCAATACCTAATATTTTTTGCTCCGCATCCTCTTGATCCTCATTAATGCGCATTAAACTATTTTCTAACGCTGTAAAATCTCCATTCTCACGTATTGAATATAGTAGTTTGTTTGCCGACACAAGTCCCGCAAGTTGTCTTTCTTCTATTGTGTTAACAGATGCTTGGTCTTGAATAGATTCTAAAACACCCTGTAGTTTTTTGGCAGATTCTATTTCTATATTTGTTTTCTTAGATAAATATTCCTCGTCTATTAGTTCTTTTTTTAGGATATGCGAATAGTGAAGTGACGTTAACGAGCTTGCCGCTAAACTACCTTCTTTTATATTCTCTTTATACGCTTTTACCTGATTAGCGTAGTCTAAATCTTCAAGCCTTTTTGCTTCCGAATACTCTTGTTGGTTAAGTGTGTTTCTCTTGAAAAAGTAATTATTAGCAGCAGCGATACGCTTTTGATAATTTACCTCTTCGTCATTCATAATACGATCTTCTGACTCTATCCAGTATTCGATGTTTTGCTTACGTAAATTGAAAACATCAGCTAAATAGTCAACCTCTATTTTCTGACGCTTTTTGGTGGTTTCGGTAACCCCAAGTATAGCTACTTTTTCAGCCTCTAAGGCTTTTATTTTTGCCTGTATTGGCTTAGCCTCGTCTCGTGTTGTAGATTTATCTAAAAGGTCTTTTTGTTCTTTTATTAGTTTTTCTATGAATGTTACGTCTCTTGGGTCAGCCTTAGGGGCTTCAGGGGCAGCATTAGGCGAGGTGTTGCCTGTAGCTTTGTTTAGCTCTGTCTGAATACCAAGCCTGTTTTTTAACACCTCAATAGCCTGTTTTGTTTTAGCTATATTATCTTCATTCGCCAAACGTGCTTTTAGGTATACAGTTCTTTCTTCATCGGTTAAAGTCCTCCAATTACGTGTTACTGTATTTTGAACAACTAAAACGTCATTTCTTCTCTTAATAAATCCAACACCTTGAAGCCTTAATCCGTTAACCTCTTTCTCGGTAACATTTAAAACCTGTGCTTCTTTTTGGTATTGATTAAGTAGTTCTTGATTTTTCTTTAGCTCCTTATTAGTTTGCCTTTCGTATAGTTCTCTTTTAGCGGCTATATATTCCTTAGTTTTTGCTGTGTTAATAGCTAAGGCGTTGCCGTATTTATCCATTTTAGATATGGCGGCAGGCACAGTTTTTCCTAAAGCAGCCAATATATTATTCAGCTCTACTTGCTCTTTTGAGTTTAATTTTGTCTTGCCTGTCAAATCATCATACCTATCAGACAGCCTTTTTATATACTCTGCATTCTGTTGGTTTACGTCCCTGTTTTTAATAAATTCAGCGGTATTTTTTTTAACACCCTCTTGGTTTTGTTTTAATTTAGCTTCCTGCTCTTCTACACTCACATTCATTTTGCTAATCCAGTATATTAACCCCGCTACTGCCGCTATAGCAAGACCAAGTGCGTTAGCTTTTAATATAGCCGAAAATCTTCCCCATGCTGCAGAAGCTATATTAGTTGCCGTTGTGTTGGCAACCTGAGCAACCGTATTAGCGGCAACACCTACTGTATTTTCTGCCTCGGCTATAGTGTTGGCTTCTGATGCAACCGTATTTACAGCTTCTGCTACCGTATCAGCCTCTACCGCCACGACATTTGCTGCTACCGCGACCGTGTTGGCTGCTGTGGCTGTTGTATTTGTCGCTTGTGCTGCCGTTTGTATAGACAATGACTGAGTCATTAGCCATGCTTGTAATTGTGCTGCTGCGGCAAATAATTTATATGTAGCCCATGCGCCCGCACCCTTTAAAATCCACCCTATTATCTGAGTTAAATTGTCTCTAAGATAAATAAGCGCATCGGTAATTGTGCTTGTTCCTGAATTTGCTTCATTAGTGTTTAAAATATATGCGTCCCATTCATCATTAATATCTGATAGTATAGATGATATACTCTTGCTTGCTGCTTCAACTTCTGTATTTAAAGCCACATTATCTTTATACTCTTTGTTAGCGGTATTAACAGATTTTTCTAACAAGTTATAGTTAGCGGCTAATGCCCCTACGACAGTAAATGTACGCTTTTCGCTAAGCCCTAATTTATCTAAAACAAGCCCTAAGTTCTGTCCCTCTTTTTTTGCTTTTGAAAGGCCTGCAACCAATTTAAGGAACACTCCAGCTGCATCAGTATTGAATTGATCGGCTAATTCTTTTTCACTTAAACCTGTTAATTGCAAAACATCGCTTAGGTTTTCCCCTAAAGATATAGCCCTGTTTATTACATTAAATGTTGACTGTATTGCGCTCCTTGATGCTTCGGCTTCTGACCCTAAAGACGATGTAGCTGCTGCAACTCCAAGTATGCTATCGGCAGATGAATTATATACAGCAGTACCTTTTGCTATTTCTGTGGCATTCGCTAATATCTCTGCTTCGGTGGTGGCAAAGTTGTTACCTAATTGGGTTATAACAGACGCAAGTCTGTCAGCGTTTTCAAAACTGTCAGCCGATACCTCTATAAATTTAGCAAAGTTTTGAACCTGTTCGTCAGATATTATATTTGATGTTAACTTTAGCTTTTCAATGGCAAGTGAAAACTTAAGTATGTTTTCAGTTCCTTTTACACCAAGCTGCCCGGCTATTTCTGCTGACTTCAATAACCCGTTAATATTAACACCTTCTGTAGCTACACCTAAGTCTATAACATCCTGTCCTAATTGCTTTAATTGGTCGCCTGTTATGTTTGTTGTTTTACCTACGGCTATTAATTGCCTGTCAAAGCTTTTAATTTCGTTAAATACGTCTCTAAGCATAGTAGCCAATAAAGCTACACCTGTAACTAAACCAAAAGCCCCTAAAAAATCTCTTATGCCTTGTGCGGCCTGTCTCGGGTAATTACCTACATTACGATTAAACCGCCCAACAGCCCTATCGGCTGCAAGCACCCTGGCGTTAAGTCTGTCAAAATCTGCTTGCGCTGTTCTTAGCTCTCTATTGTATTGTTTTTGGCTTTGCTCTGCTGTTCTGCCTCGGGCTATTAAGTCTTGCACTCTTCTGGCAGCAATATTTTGTTGTGCGCTTAGCCTTTCGTAAGAGTTGGCAAAAGTAGAGTTAGCCTGAGCGGCACGAGCGGCATTGGCAGCAAGTAACCTATTGTTGGTTATTTCTTGTTGCGTACGTTGGTTGTTGTTAGCTCTGGCATTGGCAACGCGTTCAGTAGACTGCGCAAGAGTATTATTAAGCCTTAACTGTTGTTCTAAAAGTATGTTATTCTGTTTAAGAAGTCCGTTAAGCTCATTTACAAAGGACTTAGCCTGCGAAGGTACTTTTATATTTTTAAAAGATTCCCCCGCCTTGTTTATGCCTTTCTTAAGTTCCTCAACTGTCTTAATTAAGTCCTGAACTTCTTTACGGGCGTTTTTCTCAACAACCGATACAAATTCTCCGCTATTTCCTGCCATTTTGTTGTGCTTTACGTTGGTTACTTACATCTATTGCTGCCTTAGTTAGTTCCGCATACATGTATAAGCTAATGTTTTCGTCAATATGCATTCCATCTAATGCTTGGCGTAATCTAACTATATCGCCCTGAAATACATATTTTGATTTTTCTTCTTTCTTTTCCTTATCATCCTTAATAGAGTTTATCTGATTTTTTAATATGCCCAAAACACTGCTTTGAACCCTTTGAATCTCTGATTTTAATAAATTAAGGTCTTTTTTAAAATTTACTTTAACCCCATCAATAGAGTTTAGTTCATCTATAATCTTGTTACGCTCATGTATAGTAAGCGGTGTAAATGATATCAACCCAAGTACTGAATTTATATATGTAATCTTTGCTTCTAAGTGATATATTTTAGCCTTCTTTAAAAGGTACGTTTTAAGTTTTATGTTAGGCAAAATAGTAAAATACTCGTCACTAATAACGTCGTAGGCTTTCTCACATTCCTCAATGCTTACCGTACCCATTTTTTGGTAGTCCTCGGTATGCATTATATCAAAGAATAGCTTAGCAGGTATCTCGCAGTTAGTGTAGTATATCATTGTCCTAATCGTTGTTTTATGTATTTAGCAATTGGTGTAACGTAATATAAAGCCTCAACCTTAGCGAAAGTACGCTGATTTAAACCCATTATATCTCGTCCGTATGCTTCTATTAGTTTAGGGGCTTTACTGTTCCCTGAATCGAATATAAAGCCCCTTCCTGACTGAACAGGAAAAAGGCTATTAGCAAAAGCCCCCGTCTTGATTAGGTCAACATAACCATATCCAGCGAGGGCATTTTGTGCATGCTTAGCGGCAGCATACTCAGGGTTAGCGTATGTGCCTATTTTTTTAAATGAGGGTCTGTAACCAAATTCAAGTTCGTTAATCTTTGCCTTTTTCAGCACTTGATTTTGATCCCTTTCCACTAATATCACTACCTGTTGATGCAGATCCTGTTGGCTTATTGCCTTCGCTCTCCTTATCCACTCTGCTGCTGATATCCCCATTTGGCACTCCTTTTAAAGCCTTTTCGGCTTGTTTATCGCTAACGAAAGAGCCATTTTGTTGTAGCTTTTCAATCTGCTTATCTTTTGTTAAAGATACAAATTTTTCGTAACCACTTGCGCTAAATGACAAGTGAAGTATGTTTGTTGACTTTGCCATAAATTAAGCTGTTACAGTTATGTTTGCGCTTTGACCGTAGTATAATAGATTATCGCCAAGCAAAGCCATAGGTTGCTCAGCAATTGCATCGTAAAGCTCTACAACTATTATATTGGTAGCGGTAATATTTGTAGTTGGATCGATGGTGTATTTACCTGGATTTCCCGGAACAGCAGTAACAGTATCAATAGGCACTATTAGTCCTGTAGTAATGTTTCTAACCCTAAAGCTTTCTTCTGTTAGTGCTTCTATGCCATAGCTTGTATTGCCCATAGCCGTAACATTAACAGTGATTAATGCAGGTGTTGCAGTTCCTGTAACTATGGTGTTATTGAAGCCTTTTAGCTCGTCATTTAGGTCTGCACCTATTTGCTCTTGTGTAATAGCTGTCATTTGGTTAGTCCACGCAACCTCATTACGTACTTGGTACATAATAAATGTTTTTGCAGTTTCATCGTTAAACGCGTCAGTATACGTTGGCACGTTAAACATATTAGTATCATAAGCTGTTAGCTTAGTACCGGCAACATTTCTTTGTAGCCAAACAGTACCGTTATTGTCAATCTCAATAACTCCACCGTTCCTGAATCCAGAATAGCTTGCTGCGGCTTTATGCCAGTAGATGCCATTGTCAAATTCTAAAGACCTTTGCGGTTTTCCATTACTAACTACAGCAATGCTGTGGTCGGCATACTCTTTTGTTATTGACTCAGGGGTATTATTTAGAAAGTCAAGCGTATTAAGAAACGGTGCAAAAGTACCATCCTGAACTTTACTTACTACATAGGCTAAGTCAAAAGTTTCTGTAGCCGGGTCAAAGCTCCATCCTGGCTTAACTTTAATTACAGACGTTATCTTACCTTTTCTTAAAAGGCAATCAACTAACCCTGTTCCCAAAAACTGTTTGTTGCAATTTAATGCGTCTATTTGTGTAGGCATTTGTTATATTTTTTAATAATTATTAGCAAGAACATTTATTGTTAGGGTCAAAGCTTGATACGTTTAATAGCACCTTAAAACAATGGTAAGGCTGCATATCATCTTCAATCCTGTATGAGTAACCATTAAACACATCGGCAATGTCTGTAACCAATCTATTTATACTAATCATAGACGAACTCCTTAAAGCGGCTAAAACATCGTTGTGAACCTCTGCATCGCGCCTATCGGGTAATCCTGTTATCTCTGGCAAGTTCAGAGTGAAAAACAATTCCAATTCAGTACTATACTTTAGGTTATTTATCTTCTCAATATCTCCAGTAAGCAAAAAGAAACATTTATTTTCTTCTGCAAACACTAAGTTTTGATAGTCTATTCGTTCAGTATAATACTCAATGGTGCTTAGTTGATCCCTTATTACTGGGTAACACCTCGGGTAAATGTTTAGTTTATCTGCCCACTTAAGCTTTTGTAAAGCCTTTTGAACGCAAAAAACTACTGCATCTATCCCTATTGGGTTTGTTTTTTCAATTACCACAACCTTGTGCCGTTTAGTCTTGGTCGCCTTACCGTTCCATCAGGGTCTAATATAGAACCATCAGGTATGCGTGTAGGGAACAAAACGTTAATTAGTTTTTCTATAGTTTCAGCGTAAACAGCGTCAAGACCCTTTGATACTATAGTGCCATCGGGATTAAACCATCCTTTCAAATATTGCGGTATAGCATCATATTGCGCCTTATTAGCTACTGTGTTCCTGTTGCTTCTTTGTGTTGTAAGAAGTAGTTCAAGAGTTTTAATAGCCACAGAATACCCTATTGCTTCATCGAAAGACGCTTTCCTTAGGATAATAACATCTGAATAATCTAAGGCGTAATTTATGCTTATAATATCATTGGTAACGGCTGCTGTTGCCCTTGTGTTTAGGTTGTAAACTTTGCTTAACACGTCCATAACGCCCTCGGCTTTTAACCTTGCCAATATTGCATTAAGCGTAGTATTGTCAACATCCTTGTTAGGTATTGAATCAAATACATTCTCAACGGTCACAAGCGGATTAAAGAAGCTAAAATACCTACCCGATTCGCTTAAACCATTCTCATGAGTAAGCGAAATCGAAGTTGGCGGTATTGGCTCATACCATCCTATTCTACCTATAAGGGCTTCTATGGATTGTGTGTTATACAAAATTACTCTTCTGTTTTAGTCTCTACCGGGGCAGAAACAATTTTACGGTTAACTAAGTTGGCTAATCTATCGGCATCGAAATGACTAACGTCAACGCCTGGCTCATAGCTTTCTGTGCCATACTCCTTAGCATCCTTAAAAGGCACTAATACAATATATCCTGTAGTTTCTCTTTTCTTAGCCATTTGTTTGTGTAGAATCAAGTAAGTAAATGCTATCTACACCATCAATTACGGGAACTACACGAGACTGTGAGTTTGTAATCTCAGCAAGTGACGGCCTGTTTAAGCGGAATTTAGATACTAAGATAAAATCCTCTACAGTTTGATAAGCAACACCTGCAACAGGGCTATCCTGCTCAGCAAGTCGAGCGTAAACATAGCTACCTACATCCTCAGTTGTAAGGAAAACAACAGATCCGGCTTTCCACGGCTTGTAAGCTGTGTTAATACCATTTCTTTGCACCCTAACACTACGGTTAACAATTTCTATAACGAAGCCGTAACGGGCTGTCATAGCTGTGTTAACCTGCTGTAATGTTGGTGTTGGAACTGTAGCTCCGAATATACCAAAAGCAGCAGCGTATATACCTTTTACCTCTGTCGTTTTAGAGAAGTTGTTAAAAGTAGTCAAGTCCATAAGAACCGTAGTTATAACGTTTCCGTCTAACTCTGCTTTTTCAAGCAACGGTGTCATATCGGTTATAGGTGTAGATGCCGGGTTTGTCCATACTGTTGTTGACTCAAATTTATTAGCTGCTAAAAATCCGTAATCAAGTCTAACGCCTGTACCAACAGTTTCAATATCTTCAACTACAACTAAACCTGTAGAAAGTCCTTCAAGGAACATCGCTTCTAAACGCTCATATTGACCACCAATAACTAAAGGTACGTCAGCGAATAGTTTAGCTATTGCTTGTGTATTTCTGCCTAAAGCAATTAGAGTATTAAGCTCTGTTAGTTGTTTCTCACGGATAGCAAGTTCAAGACCCATTTTAGGTATATCCCCTGTTGCACGACCTAATGCAGGGCGTTTTTTAAGAGGTATAGAAGAATCCATAGCGATAATGTCAGCAGCAACAAGGCTGTTGTTTATGCTTAGTGTTTCCCATTTACCATCAACGCTAAAGTCTTTTCTTAGGAATCTCCTAAATAGGTAAGACGGCAGACGTTTTTCGTCGTTATATGTTTCTGTAACCCTAAGCGTTATGCCAGGGAAATACAATGCGAGCCATTCGGCAAATTGTGATTCTTCCATTAGTCTGCTCTTTGATCAATTAGTCCAACAGCGGTTTTAAATGCTCCTGCTATTGTAGCAAAATCATAAGGTGCTGCGACCGGGTTAATAGTTCCTCTTACCATGATACCCGCAAATGGGCGTAGTTTTGATATTGTTGCAATCAGTATACCTGAGTAAACATGACCCGCAGGTAATGCTGCATAAGCACCTGCCGGAGCAACTGAATTTACAGGAATAAGCAAACCTGTGCCGCCTGCTAAAGCAGCAGACAGGACATCGCCATTAGCGTAACCAGTTCCTTTGTTTACTAAAGCTACTGCGACAACTCTACCATCTGTAACGGTAATGTTAGCTGTAGCACCTGTGCCTGTGCCGCCTGTTAGGGCTTGTGCGGCAAAAGTTCCGTTTGTGTAGTTCTGACCACCTTGAATAACACCAAAGTTACCAATTGAGTTAGCACCCGTTACTGGCATTGGTTTGTATTGGTTGGTAGCTGTTTGATAGATTATCACGTGACCTGCCCTAATCATATCAGGAGCAAACCCTGTAACATCTAATGTCCTACCACCTCTTATAGACTGGAAATTATCTACTATTACAATAGAGTCGTTTCCATCATCAAAGGTAGTTGGCGCATTGTTTAAATTAGCTGTTGCCATTTCTTTTAAAGATGTTTGTTAAATTTTCACGTTTGCCATTACAGCATCTAATTCCTCTTTAGAAGCTTCTTTTTTACCTCCGCTTGGTTGACCACTTGCGCCCCCCGGTTTATCGTTTCCGAATGAGGTAATTTTCTGCTCTGTAGCGAAAGTAGAGTATTCATTTGCCAGTTCTGTAACTGTAGCCTCGTATTCATCCTCTGTTTTAGGTATCGCCCTCTTTAGTAACATTTCGGGTATTCCTTTTAAACGTTCGTCTGATTTAAAACGCTGCTCAATTGTTTTGGCTTGCTGCGCAGATTCAAAGCCGTTTATCTTAGCCTCTAATGTTTTGTTTTGAGTTATTAAAGCTTTAGCCCATTCAGGGGTATCTGCAGGTAACTCAACTTCTTTAGATTCTACTTCTTCTTTCTTTTCCGGTTGTGTTTCTTTTTTAACTTTCTCAACCGCTGCTGTAGCTCGCCTGTCTGCTTCTGAAACCGCTTCTAAAACTACTTCTTCCCTGTCTTCGATGTATGCATCAATTTCAGTATCGTTGTCAATCTTAGCCGCCCATTTAGCCGCAATGTTTTCTTTGAAAGTCTTTGTAATAGATTTGCCCTTAAATTTTGATTCAATTGCAGCTAATACCTTATCCTTTTCTACTGGCATAATATTTATTTTTAAGTTGTTTACAAAGTAAAAAAGCCCTGTACTAAATTAATAGTAAGGGCTTAAAACGTAATTATTATGGGTAACCTGTATCTTCACAGATTTAATATTTTTTACAAATATAGTTAAATTACTTTAGGTTGGGTATTTATTTCAGATAATGTTTTTTCTGCATCATCACTAACACCACTATATTCTATACTTTCTTTTTGGCTCATTACAGGCAATCCCCCATTCGCTTTCTGTGCTGTAGCTATACGTGATTCTTTATCATCAATACTAAACAGGCTAAACACAGGTGTAATATCTAACTCAATTGATTTTGTAAGGTTGCTGTCTATAGCTGCCAATGCGTTCTTTAAAAAGTTTATACGCCTTTGTATTCCTTCGCCATAAACGCCATTATGAAAGCTCATAGCGTTTAGGTGTGCATCTATCATTATCCTATCCCATGCCGCCCCGGATATATCGCCTCCAAAGCCTTTCATTTCACTAAAAGATATGTTAGGGGTTTGCGTAATTGTAAATATAAAATCTAATAGTTTTTCGATCTCTAACTTAAAAGATTCAGGTGCATGATCCCAACTTATGTAAGATAGCTTAGCACCTCCATGCCCTTGTATTACTTTACCGCTTTCGCCTTTATCTGCCCATCCATCTATCTCTCCTTCCGCAAACAATATAGGCGATCCGTTGTAGTCATTTGTATCGGCAAAGTTAGACATCAGAGTTTCTAACCTCTCAATCATTGTTTGAACGTCTTGCCAAACCGACTGACCGATGTTATAGTAAATTACAGGTATCTTACCGTAATTGTGTTTTATTACATTTTCAACAGTCCAACTATTACCCGGCTTTTGTGTATACTTAGTTATTTTTTCGCTATCGTAAAGGTCTAACTTATTAGTTGTTTCTAATCCTTCTTTCTTTTGGTATTGAAGCCCGAATGCAATAAGGTCGTTAAGTTCATCGTATATAGGAATAAGGTCGTAACCCATGTTAGGACTAAATAGGTTAACCCGCATCTTTATAACCCCGTCATTTACCTGGCTGTACCATATCTCTGCAACTTCTGTTTCAGAAGCAAGGCGTTTAAATAGTTCAGAGTTTTTAAATTGTAGTTTGTTTTGCCTCCACGTAGCTAAAATGTTATTATACATTTCCTCGTCTTGTGTTGTTATAGGCTTAGCTTTTATATTTACAGTTCCACCTGTTACAAAAGCTGTTTTACGGGTAACTATAAGTTTTTGTAATGCTACTGATATTCGGTTAAGGTCTTGAAAGGTAGTTTTATTTGGTCTGTTCCCAAGCTCGTCAAGCGCTGCAAAGGGATCCGGCTTTACTATTACTTTCTTTGGCCTGTGTATAAGGCTGTTTACTTTATGAAACTGTGGGTAATACTCTTTAAAGGCTTTTTCCTCATAGTAAGTATTCCATTCTTTAAGAATAGCAGGTATTAAAATTGCTGCATTATTTATATTTTGCGTAAGAAATTCTAACTGCATAGTTTCATGTGTTGATGCAAATATATGTAAATTTATTGAAATCCACCTGCCCAATACATATTTGAAACAGGCTTTTTAATATATGCCTCGTAATGTTTAGGGAATGCGTTAACCATTATGTAGTCAAACAAGTCACTAAAATGCCCTACTTTTTGGTATCTGCCGCCTGTTTTAGTGTCAGTAGCCATTTCTTTAAACTTAGTGCCATCGGGCGCTTCTTTTAGCATTACAAAGTCGCTAATAGCTGTTTTACAGTTCTCCCCGATTATTATGTTTATACCCCCTAAATTAGTTTCAAATATAGTATTTATCCAGTTACCACGCATAACAACAGAAGGATTTGACCTACTAACCCTGTTTACAGGTTTATATTCTTTAAGATGTTCCATTATCAGAGTATAGAAATTATACCCCTTCTCCATCTTGGTATCTTGTTTATTAGCCGTTGCATCGCCATAAATAAACATGCCGGAGTTATGCCCTGCATACTTACGTTTTATCTCGTTACAAACGCCCTTAACCGTGTTATTTGGGGTTACTCCTGTTATCTCGTCTATCATCCTTATCTCTAAACCGTATATTTGGAATATACCGCAGGGCAGATATGGATTTACGTTATCATCCCAACTAATGTGTAGTGGGAGTGATGGATCGTAGGATACAGGCTTAACGTTATTTGATATTTCGAATTGCTTATAGAACTCTCCACCTGTTTTTAGCTGTATATCCCAGTTACCCTCCACAAACACAAGGTACTCAAACTTAGGCATATTGTGTAAGCTGTCTAAATAAGCTTGTGGCAAGTTGCTTACTCCGTTTTCATCAACGTTATCAGTTATTTTAGATGGAATGTAAAGCCAATTATCCTGTAATGTATCAGTTTTCCACTTATCGTAAACACGCTCTTTTACCCATCCAAAGGTAGGGTTGCACGTTGCTAATATAATTGGCTTAGGCTGATGTTTGCCGTTAGGTATTACCCAACTACCTGCACGCTCAAAAGCTTTGTTTAAAGTCTTTTCCTGACACTCGTTAATTTCTTCAAACAGGAATCCATTACACTCTAATCCCTTCATCCAGTCAAGTTCCTTGTCAGATGCATAATTCTCTGACTTGAACAATATTACTGATCCGTTTGGGTGTATGTATTCGTATGGGCTTTGTTTAAGCTTACCTGAGGGATTTATTTTCAAGAATGATGGTATTGTCGTAGTTCGTATTTTTTCCATGTTCTCACGGATTACTACCCATCTTGAATTAGGGAATACCTGGCACATTACAAGTAATGCCGATAAACCAAAGAAACTCTTGCCTCCTCGTTCATCGAATGGCGCCACCGTAAAGGATGAAGTTGTACTTCTCGCTTTGCAGTGCCACCATTGCTTCTGTTTGTTTTTTTGTTAGTCTCATATTATATATGTTTCCAAGTTAGTCTATTCTTAATATCCAATATGATGCTCTTATCTACACCATATACTCTACCTAATTCCCTACTTGATTTATCCGATTTTCTTATTTCTAATACTTGATATTCTTTTAGTTTTGATTGTCCATTATTCTCTCCTTTGCTGCTCGGTTTAAGCCCGTTTAATATAGCGTGCCTTATATTTTCAGAATCATTACACCACTCTAAATTTGCAACGTTATTATTTTTCTTATTACCATCCTTATGGTTAACTTTACCTTTACCTTCTACCTTTTCATGAAAGCAATCACAAACTAATCTATGTATTGACTTTGCGTTAGAATCCAATTCCACCCTAAGATAGCCGGATCTTACCATAGGCTTTAATATTCTTTCTTTACCAAATTTAAGGCTTTTAACTCTACCAAAATTGCTAACCTGATAATTTGGATAGCCCTCTATATATTTCCATTCTTCCATATAAAACAAAACCTACGCTTCAAAAGGTAGTAGGCTTTATCTGCGTAGGAATTTAAATGTGTTTTTATTTACAGCTACTACTCTGCTATGCAAAGATAGTGAATTTTTATCATATACCTATTTCTTTATCGCCCCATTGGATTATGGTAATTGGTTGAGGCTTTTGACTATTATCTTTTTCATAGCCGCCTAAGTGTTTCATTAGTTTCTCTACAGCATCAAGTTTATTTATGGTTCTAATCTTCTTAGCATATCCTGAAAATACTTTTGCCCCATCAACATAATCAAAAGTTTCTTCTGTATCTAATTGATTAATCATTTGCCTTGCAGCTAATGGCATTTGCTTTAACGGCAGCAGCTTACCATCATCATCGTAAAGCTCTGCTATATCGAACCTAACCATGCCTGCTAACGATTGTATTAACTCGTCAATGGTTATTTTATTTCTTTCGTAAGCTTCTTTTTGTATTTCGGCTATTCTTAGGGCTATATTAGGGTTTGAATGCAGCCTACATGCTTCTACAGCTACAGCATTTACATTCATTACTTCTGCATCAAAAGCTATTCTGTATGCGGCGGATTGATTGCCACAAACCACATAGGCTTGGCAATAATTCTCTTGCTTTTGGGTTAGTTCTACCATAATAAAACAAATATAAATAAAAAACCACTCGGTTGTACAAGTGGTTTAATTTTTAATGAGTTTATCGCACTCTTTAATTTTCGTTTAGTTACGCAGCAATCTTAGCTTCGTTACCAAAAAGGTTTATAACGTTGTCGGTTATATTTAAATACTTTCTCTTTACTACTTGTGTGTCTCAGTCAAAACCAAGTCAACCCCAATTTAGTTTTTAAGGAACTATAACCTTTTATTAATCGGCAAGGATAACTACGGCCTTATAATCAATTAATATTTGTGGAGTTGCCGGGAGTCGAACCCGGGTGTTGAAAAAACTTATAGTACGTCAATGAAAATATTTAGCGGCATATTTGGGATTCGAACCCAATCCGAACAGCGTGACAAGCTGACATCTTAACCATTTGACCTATACGCCTTAAAAATTAAGTTTTGTGTCTTAAACTAAGCAGGGCTTTCGCTACTCCTAACGGATTACAATACCGATATTTAATTTTAGTGATTACAAATATACTAAACTTCATTAAACAAAACAACCTCTGAATCTATTTTATTCCAATTCAGGATAATATACTTTATCAATTAATTCTTCTGCTTTTTCCCTTGCGAACCCTTGCGATTCCAAAGCTCTTATTTTCAAATGCCTTTTTATCTTTTCGCTCATGATATTTTTAAATCTTGGTATATAAAAAATACCTTTTATCTGTCCTAAGCCGCCTAAATCGTTGGTGCATTTATTATCTGTTAGCATAATGGAAGTTTTACTAAATATGTTAGATATACTAAATTACTGCCTACTCTTGAAATCATAAATCCTCCACTACACCACCATAACTCAATGTAACCGGTTGGCATAATCAAGAACTCAACAACAGCAGGTGTGTTTGGTTTATGAATCCGTTTTATCGTAAGGGGGTTTATTATTGTTGGCATAATGTCATTAAATAAAGCGTTACGCACATAGCTATTGTTAGCCCGGCTGTTAGTATTATATTGCCCCAATATACGTTATTGGGTTTGGTACGGCTCATTCGAATATACGTCTTATCCATTTGGGTATTTTGTTAAGTTTCCTGTTTAGTTCGAAGCAGCGTTGTTGTTCAGAGTTTAGCCTTTTTAGTAGCTTACCTTCTGTTTCGTCTTTTTGCTGTTCCAGCTCGTTATAATTTGCAAATTCTTCTTTTAATTGCAAAACTATCTCGTCAAGGATATTTTCAAGGTTTTCGGGAAGTATATTAGAATCGCATCTTAATTGGTTAGTTATTATACGTCCTTCATAACAATAACTTTGGTCAACATTAATATTTATTTGAGGCTCTTTTATTTCCTTTAGCCTTAATACCTCTTCGGATTGCTTCCTAAGAAAATCATACTCGGCTATTGGTATTGTTACGGTGTTTATCATAACTCACGTTGTTTTAGCATTGAATCGGCTATTGAGTAAGCTTGTTCTACAATTACAGTATCTTTCGATAACGATGTGTTTTCGTTGGTTAACATCGCTTGCATAGCTGCACTTGCAAAGTAATCGCGTACCGTTATGCCTATTTATTTAGTTCCTATTACCGATGTAAAAGCGGGGGATTGTCCTTTTTTCATAACTAATATGTTTCAAGTTCGTATATTGGTAAAAGTTCTCCCCATTCATTACAGGGTTGACCATCCCTTTCAATTCGCATATGTCGGGTTACAGTAATAAATTTACCTGTACTTTCGTCTTTAAATTTTTCAGGGTAATGCATTATTTTAAATATTGCTATTTTAGGCTCTTTTTTTGTACCCACATTTTCCTCTATGGTGGTAAAACTTTTCGCCCGGCTAATTTTATTTAAATACATTAGCTTAACATTTTCATTCAGCAAAACTTCTATTTTAGCTTTGTTTTTAGCTATCTTATTTGTGTATTTTTTCATAACTTGTCTATTATTTTTTCGATTTGTTTTTGCGCTGTGTTAGCCATGCTTTCGTAAACTGTATATTGCTTTATTACGGATTCGGATAAATGCTCCACCCAAGTATCTTGCACTAACTTTGCTTTCAATTCTTCGGCATGTCTTTTAATTCTCAAAAACTCCTTTAATAACTCCGCAGGTGTTGCTTCTTCGTTCATAACTTCTCAAAGTATTTGTAATTAAAAAAATATTGTTCTTCAATCCTTCCAAAGTCGTAAATGTCTTTGTTGTGATACGCTTCGTTTTTATCATCAGAGCTAAATAATAACTCCTTGTTGCTCGGGTCTACCACGCAGTAGATGTATTTAACGTCTTGGTCGACATAATCGTTATCGTGGTCGTAAGCCTGGTTTAATAAGTAGTTGTCGTAGTTCATTACTTCATACACCCAAAGGCGCAAAATGGGTTAAAACAATAGCTACCTGAATACTTGCAAAAAGCCATAAATTTAGCTTTACGTTTAGCGTGTATTTTTTTAAGTCTTTTCATAATATGTTGGTTTTAGTTTTACTCGAATTTATTTAAATGCCTTTCACATTGCCTTTTAGTGTATCTTCTTTGAAAATACTTTATAGCGCAATTTTTAAACCCCGATGAATATCCGGTACAGTTACCTATTTAAAATGCTATCATTGAGCATACAAGGGCTATAATTACACAAAATTCAATTTTTATCATCTTACTTTAATTTAGTGATATTTTGAAAAATTGCAGCCCGAAAGTGTACTCTACTATTTGGCCGCTTCTTATGTTTTCTACTTTTGAGTAAGTGATTAGGCGCATTGGTTACGCGTATGCAGCCGCGCCCCTGATTTATTATACTAATTTAAACATTGATGCACTTAAGCTTTCTAATTGTCCGAAACTCGTAACAAAGTTTCCTTTTAAATCTTTTAAATGATACTTCATAACTCCATAAAAATTATATTCTTGATGGATTATAAATATTTTTTTTAACCCTATCTTATCTTTCAAGTTTTCATATTGAAAATGATATTGCCCTGTTTTTTTATTAAAATCAATCTCATTTGGATTTTTTAATTTAACCCTGTTAACTTTTGCCATAATGTTTTTATTTAAGCCATTCGCCTGTTATGATTACCTTAGGAGAATCAGGAATGCTTAACCAATGTGTAGGGTCGGTACTTTCCTTTAATTCATCGTCCCAATCTTCAAAATGTTGCTCTGTTTTACATACGGTCATATATGTATCTTGATAGCTCCAATAAAAAGCTGTTATCCAAGTATCATCGCCATTTAAAAAACCTACTCGTGTGCCATTGGGGTTAAAATCTTCATCAACCCATTTTTCATTAAAGCATAAAACCTCTAACCCATATTCTGGAGTTTCGTCTTGTACTCTTGACCATGTTGTTTTCATCTTACTTTATTTAAAGGCTTTCGCCTGTTAATGAGTTCAAATAAATTTCTCTCTTTTTGCAAACTGCTAATGCATCCATAAAATTATCTGCATTTATATCTAAAGACAAAAAGTATTGTCTTGCTTCGTATAAAGCTTTTTTTGCATCGTAAATATCTAAAGCTAATGATACTGCTACGTCCATAACATAATTTATTTTAAAGGGCGGGGTTAACCGCCCGTGGTTAGTTAATTATTATCGATATTTACTATTTACAAGCCAGCTAACAGCCTGGTTATACTCTTGCCATTCCTCAGGGCTTAAATCCCAATCTTCTACAACGGGAGTATAGTTACCTACTTTTTTAGAAGTACTGTAATCTGACTCCCTGTGCCAAGAGTTATTTTCTGTATCAAATTGAACGTGTGTGTACCAAGTGTCTTCGCCTATACCACATAAAATTTTATCCCCTTCAACTAAGGTTTGACCTAAATCGTTAATGCCCCATGTTTTAGTTGCCATAATTTCTATTGCTTTATTATTATGATGTAAAGGTAACGGTTTTTAGTTACATACCAAATAAAATATCACTTATTTTTAAATTATTTTTTTGGCAAAGTAAAATACAGTTTTCGAGGCTTGGTTTGTGTGAACCATTTTTCCACTCCTGAAACCTTTGCCTTGTAATCCCTGCGGTATTAGCTAATGCGCTACCTGTCTTACCAGATTGTTTAATTAGCTCTAATATGAATAGTTGCGAATGTGTCATATATATTTAGTCATTTGTTTTAATGGTATTTTAATAATCTCCCCGCCTATGTATCGAATCCAACAATCTGTAGTGTCGAATCCTGCAACATAGAACTCTAACCCCTGTGGCGAAGTATACACCTTAGCGTTATAAGGTATTTCAAAGCTTTTATACAGACGGTTACCACAGCGCACGATACTCAATTTCTCTATCCCAGTCTATAGCATCCTGAATGCCGTGCTGCATGCCTGGGCTTATTCCTAAATCAGTATAAACAACTGTTTTATTTGCTGAATGTCTCCAACTTAGCCCGGCTTCAATACCAAGCTCACGTTCTTCCTTTATAGTGTCGTCCAATACCATTGTATAAAGCAAATGGCTCAAAAGCGGAGCCTCATTTCGCATTAGGCTGTCTTTCATGCATAGCTTAGCATATTCTATGTTTTTTTCTACATCCCCCGCGTATGGAGATTCTAATATTACTGTTACCATAGTGTTTGTTGGTTTTGGTGGTTTTTAAGGCGGTTTAAAGCAGCTTCGTAGTAATCTTTATCTAATTCACATGCAGTAAGGTCAAAGCCTAAATTATGACATGCTATAGCTATTGAGCCGCTTCCTAAATGGGTATCAAGTATTTTATTTCCTTGCTGCGCATACCTCATTAACAACCATTCGTAAAGCTTAACCGGTTTTTGTGTTGGATGGATTCTAATTTCTTTTTCTTTCATATTTCCCTGTAGCATTCCATTCCACATAAATGTAAACTTATCTACAATAACACCAAATGAATGACTTGCCAACTCACATTTTGAAAAAGTACTACTTTCGTTTTGTTTGTCCCATACAATTCTACCAAAATCAGGAATGTGCTTCGCGTAATAATTACAACCCCAAATAATTTGATTCTTACTAACCCTAAACAATTCATTAAAATATTTTTCGTCAGGAATTCCCCAATGGTTTATTTTTTTTGTCTGCCTTTTAACTCCTGTTGTACTATAATCGTTACCGGTGTAATTTTGCTTTGCGTAGTTTTCAAAATAAGGCGGGTCTACAATAGCCAAATCAAAATAGTTATCAGGGTATCTCGACATAAGAACCATATTATCCTCATTTGTAATCTCTATGCTCATAAAATAAAAAACCCCTGCAATCAACAGGTCGTAGGCTGTATCATACAAGGGAATTGTAAAATGTTGTTATTGTAGCTACGACTCTACTTTGCAAATGTAAGCATTAATTCCTTAAATTCAACAACAGATCGAATAATGTTATACGAATATCCCAACAATTCTACTTGTGATTGAAATATTTTCTGCCCGGGCGACTGATTGTTATATCCTGTTTTGAACTCGACAAAATGACATCCATTAAATAAAACAATAGTATCTGAACAACCTTCTTTTATTGTAATGTCTTTTCTTTTTGCTGCCAACTCATTTGGAACGGGTATAATAACGCCAAGCCCTTTACGTTCGTACTCATTACGGAACAGGGCAATTGAATCTGTCTGAATATAATGTTCAGAAGGGTATGTCTTCATCTTCTACTGGTTTTATTTTGGTTGAAAATTCTATATATCTCATTGTGTGTGTACGTCCTTGTTCTATTTCATATTCGTAATACTCTCCAAACCTCTCTAACCATTTAGTAAATGTTTTTTGAGACAGCCATTTTTTAAAGTCTTGGTAGTCGTTAAGGAATTTATTATAAATTTCGTTTTTATCATTTCTTATATTTAGGGGAATATTTTCAACATCTTGACCCCATTCGTAAAACTCAAAAGAAGTTTCTTTAATAAATTTACGCACTTCAAGGTTGTTGAAATCATGCTTAACAAGTCCATTCTGCAAATAGTATTGTGAGCAATTAATCATAAAATTATCGAACCTTAACCACTCTTCGTTATCCCAATCAGAAAAAAGCATGTGCCCAAACTCGTCTAATGGTGTGTGCTTATAATTAAAATATGCAGACATTTCTACTTCAAATTTTCTACGCTCAAAAGACCCACCTATGCCGCCTATCGTGTAGTTTGTCGTAATAAGTATTTTAGGGCTTTTTTCAACAGGAATAGATATAGCGTCCTGTCCTTTATATTCAAGCGTTATACCCTCCGTAATTAGGCTAAAAAGGCTTTCAAAGTTGAAGTTCTTTTTAACATCATCAAAAACTAACAATTGAGTATCGGTAGATACTGTTTGGTAAGGAAATGACTTCGTAAACTCGAAAGTTTTACCATCTATAGACGATACTTTTTTCATGTTTTTTAATGCATTCCAAAATAAACCTTTTCCGCTGCCACCGTTAGGGTTCTCAGAAATAGTTTCATCATTAAAAATAATAGCCTTATTGTTTGCGCTTGTTTTAAAAGAGTGCAGAAGATAACCTATTACAGATTTAAAGCTATTATATTTTTGTACATTCTGCCCGGATATTAGCCATAAGAACTTCCTGAATACTGATGAGTGATGATCTGATTTTTTAAAAACCCTATTTATAATTTGCCGCTTCCAAATGTAACCATCAATGTCAATGTAATCAATTTCATTTAACCCACTTTTAGTAATCTCAACTACACAATTTTTATAATATAAATAGCATATTTCTTTTGTATCTTCTTTTATATTTACATCTGTTGTGTTCAGCATAGACAAGAAGTCTGACTTAAAATAAGATGTGTTTCCGGCCATAAAATCGTAGGGTGCATAGCCAATATCATTTCTTTCTAAAATATTGTTTAAAACATAATCTTTTATCCTCTTATCGCTTGTCTCTTCTAAAAGATTTTGTTCCTTTTTAATAAATGTAAAAGTGCTGCTTGTTTCAGATGGATAGTACTTAAAAAAATTATTCTGCTCTAACCAAAATTTAAATTTATGGGTAGAAAGTATTATTTTGTTTTTGTCGTTATAATACCAAAATTCATCAATATCTAAGTTTTGCTTAATTCTTGAAATATCCACACCTTTAAAAGCTGCTTCAATATCTTTTTTAGTAGCTCCTGTCCTAACCATTTTTTCAACCTTTTCTTTTGTAATAACATCCTCAAAATGTTTAGTGCCTGGTGGAGAAGCTTTTTTATAAGAAGATTTTACAATCGAAAGTATTTCTTTTTGCTTACCGCCTTGATCAAATTTCAAACACTCATGTTCGGCATCTGTTTTAGATATTCCAAAGTCGTAAAACGCACTTGCAAGAATATAAAGATTTGTGTTCTTTTTACCTATTGTCATACCGTATTTTTTCTGCCACCAAGTCAATAGGTTCTCTATTATTTGATTTTCAGATACAAGCCTAACAACGGGTTCATAAACCCCTATATCTTCAAGTTCCGGCTCATCTAAATATATCCATACAGAACTTTCTTTATTAATGTAAATATCAGGGTCATAAGATTCAAAACAAAATCTTGATACATCACTGCCGCTATCATCCCAATTAGGGTGGTTAAAATGCTTTTTAAGGGCAATGAAATAACCTTTATGGTTTTCTACTTTTGCAGGAACTTTAACCAAGACTTTTAACCCTTTACCGCTTGGAGAAATCCATGCAGCAAAAACAAATTCGTCAGATGATATGCTATCTCTTAAAATTATAGCAGCATCCATTGATTCAAGTTTATCAATATCAAGTATTATAAATCCTGAATGTTCAATTAATCCAGTTACAGACCTGTTACTAAACTTACCGTTAAAGCAAATACCTGGAAGTATTGATTTATTTTTAGCATAATCATCATCACTCATTAACCTAAGTTGATGAATTTGATCTTTTGATTTTCCTTCTTTTATTCGGTCTAAAGCATAATAAATTGACTTATTAAAAGGATTGTTTGCATCCTTAACCGATTTAAATAATGATACTGTACTCATAATAATTCTAATCTTACATTAACAGATTCTTTAACAGGAAATCCGTTTATAAAAACAAATGGTATCCCATTATGCATAGCCACATACTTTTTCCTGTTCTTATTGTATACCAATAAATTATCAAAGGAGTTATCTTCTTTAATAAAATTTAAATGTGATATTTTAAAAATATTAATTAAATATGGTTCAAAATTAAACAAAACAGGGGCTATAAAATATTCAAGTCTTTTGGATCCATCGGAAAGATTATAAATAACATAACCTTTACTGCTTATGTGCCCTTTGAGTAACTTTTGGTTTTTATTTAAAACCGTTCCATCTTTGAGTATGGTATAATCGTTAATTTTTATGTATTCCATAATAAAAATAAAGCCCTTAAAATCCACGTGTCTACTCGTTTCATTCAAGGGCTGTTTTGGTTAAGTTAACCAGTATCTTGATAGAGGTAGACAATCTCTTTTGCAAATATATGAAATAATTTTAAGAATTTTTAATCGTGTCGTATAAAAACACAAAATCACACCTTAAAAACTTAACTTATTGATTATCAGATATGCGTACGTGACTAATATTTTTACTTTTTTGGGTTGCCCTTAAAAATGATATTTTCATATAAAACGAATACCACGCCTTAATAATTTAGCGGCATTAAAAGACACAACGACACGCATATAGTTAATTAACTAAAAATCAATATTTTGAGTAAAACAGTTAGCGAGTTTATCTTTTATCTTGTTAAGCAGGTAATCGTAAGTTCTCGGCACGCCATTAGATAATTGGTTCACATAGCCATAATTTTTACGTAAATACTCCATTATGCGTGTTTCAAGATAACCGGTTTCAATCCTTTTTAAATAAATATCCCGTGTAACTCCATTCAGCTTCCACAAATCAACGTATCGGTCTATTATTATTCGGAAGTAATCGTTTTTACTATCTGTAGTCCTTTTTACAAATTCGGCTATTTTTTTACCATTAGGTATTGGAACTGTAGAAATAGCCATTGTTTTTTTATCCGATCTTTCTTGATCTTCTTCATTAACCCTTGAAGAAATTATACGCACTTGTGGTTGATTTTTATAACCACAATCGGGGCATTCATCGGAATTATTACCTATCCAGTTGTAAGCGCATTTTTCGCATTGTATAAGTATTTCTTTTTTTTTCTTAGCCGGATTAACTCCATTGTAGAATATATTTTCCCAATCCACATTATCAGACCACTTACCAAGCCTTTTAACGTTTCCACCTAAATCTATAACGGTAAAAAATGGCTTATATATGTTTTTTGATACACGTCCGCCCCTGCCTACAATCTGATGCCAAAGTGATAATGATTTTGTAGGTCTGTTTATTATTATGACCTCAACGTCCTTATCATCGAATCCGGTTGTAAAAGTACCTGTACTTACCAATATACCGTCTTGATTTTCTTTGTACCAGGAGGTTATTTTTTTTCTATCACTAACGTCATTGTTTACGCTATCATAAGATCTTATGTTAAATCCTTCTGCCGAAAAAACATCTACCAGTGATAAATTTTGCTTTGTTGACGCGGTAAATATCATTGTCTTTTTACCCAATGCCTTTTCTTTATATTCTTCTAAAACATCAAGGTCATGTTTTGCGCTTTCTTCGGCAATATCATTTTCATCATAATCGTCATTTTCTTTTGCTTCCAATTCCGAGTAATAATCATAAGAGAATATAACTTCATCTACTAAATGTCCTTCATCGATAAGAGTTTTAATAGGTACACCCTTAACAAATGAATCATAGGTTTGTGACATTGTAACTGGGATTGACCACTTTTCTACTTTTTCATTATAGCAGCACTCTACTCTCGATTCATAATTTTTTTCGCAATAACCGCATTTGTATATTGTGTTACGCTTGTTTATTACAGGAGTTGCGGTAAATGCAACCCTTTTAGCGCCATCAAACAATTGAAATGTTTTTACGTGAATTTGCTCATGTGCCTCATCGACTACGTGTAAGCCTATATTTAGCTTTATTTTACGGCTCCATATAGTTTGTGTCATACCTACGTATACCCTGCTATTAAAATTGTTTTTAGATTTTGCTGTTATCTTTTCATTTATTATTCCAAGTTCAGCAAGGGTATCAGACGTTTGGTCTACGAGTTCATCACGGTGCACGGATATAAGTACTTGTGCATCATTTTTTTCTAACCACCTTCTTATAAACTCTGACATTATAACGGTTTTACCACTTCCTGTGGCTGACTGACAAAGAACAGAGTTATAAATCAAAAGTGATTCAAATATTGAAACTATCATATCTTCCTGATAGTAGTATGGTTTTATTTTGCTCATACCCTTGTTGTATATTTATGTTTACATTTTTTGCAGCTACTTAACATATAATCATCGTAACCACCACAGTAAATATACCTTTTAGTATAACGATGCTTACACGTTAATTTATCCAACCACTTTGCGAATCTATTTATAATACTTTTCATAATTCCTACAATTTTTATCTTACACGTTATTTTGCGTATAATCTTATTTTACCGCCATTTCTAAGTTTGTACTCATGGTATTGCTGTTTACTTGTCATAGCATCGTTAAGGATGTCCGTAAGCAGTTTAGTGCCTTTTAAATGTTTAGTTAGGTATGGCAAACCTATACTTGTACTTACCCGGTCGCAAAGCTTATGGCATCCTATGTATTCAGGAGGTATATTTATCTTTATATTCCAATGTTTGTAAATGTATTGAGGGTTCATATTTTTATCTTGTTTAGCCGTTCAAGTTTTAATTTACATGAGCGTATAGCACTTGACTTAATTTCTTTAGCTCTTTTTATAGCCTCGTACTTTGTTACATGCCATTCATTATTGTAAAACTTTGCAGGACATTTTCCATATTGAAGGACTACAAAGGCTACTTTTCCATTTTCCGATATTTCTGCATAATCATATTCAATAATGCCTTTAACAAGGAAATGTTTTGTTACATATATTTTCATTTCGATAAAGTTATTAGCATTTGTATTTCGGTTTTCTTCCAGTCGTTTTTTTTAAGTCGCTTATCAAGAGTAACCCTGGCTACTCCTAATTTTTCACATAGCCATTTTTTAGAGTAGCTATTTATAAGTGTTTCTGCTTTTAGTGTAATGTTCATTTATGTACGTTTTAGGTTAAACAAAAACCCTCTTTTACAAGGGTTGTAAATTCTAACAATCTAAATTAGCTTTCGCCTGGTTATACTGTCTTTTAAGCTCTTGTATCGATGCCGGGTTACCGTTGCTATACTGTAGGGCTTTTTCGTAATTGTCTTTTAATTCCTGCGCTTCTTTCTCGCAGTCGTCTGTGCATGATGTTAGTAATGCAATTAGGCACAATGTAGTAATAAGTATTCGCATGGTAAACATATTTTAAGGTTATTTTTATTATAGTATTTAGGTGTAGGATGAAATTCTTCATCAAGGCTTATTATTTTTAGATAAACCTGTTTTGTCTTTTTATCAAAGCCGTATTTCATGTCGTTTTTGCATACATTTATAGCGTGTATAACAGAAGCATGCCCTCTGTTGAAAATAGCACCTATAGCCATTAAAGACATTGTAGGATTCATTTCTTTAATCAATAGCATACATAGATTTCTTGGTCTAACACTTAGGCTATCTCTTTTCGCTGTTTGAAGTGATTCGTAAGTAACTCCGAAATCATTACAAACATAGTTTATAATATCTATATTTCTCATAATTTATTGAGCTGCTGTAAAACCCCCTATTATACCCAAACCAAGCCAAAGATACCATTTTTCGTACCACTTAGGCTTAGCCGTTGCCTTTAGCAGTTCATCCTGTTTAACGTAAAGTGCCGCGTTAAGACCTGATATTACTTTTAATGAGTTTTGCAGGCTATCGTTATTGGCTTGTATTAAATCGTTAAGGCGTAACGCTGTGTTAAGGTACTGTGTTGATCTTTGTTTATACACTTCCCCTTGTTTAAGCCCATTGTAAACCCTTTCGTATTCAGGTTTGGTTAAGCAAATAGTGTCTTGTGAATAGCACATGAAACCGAATAATAGGAATGCCGTAACTAACGATTTTTTAATCATAGCTTCTATGCTATCGGCAAATGCGTGGTCAAGGGGTCTGAAACACTCGTTCTTAAACCACACTTCGTCATAACCGTCTAAATATTGTATTTTAGGGTTTACCAATTCTTCAAAATGGAAACATAAAACCTTATCTATAAGTTCCATTTCTCTTATAGTATACATTTCCTTAACTACAGGAAATCTAACACCGTAATAGTCCTCTGCCTCGTCATATTGCCTCGGATTAGACTTTACACACACAACTTTCTGTCCTACTTTAAAATTGCTCATTCCTTAACGGTATCCGACTCTATGGCACGGCTTGTATTATAGGTTTTTAAATATCGTTTTATTTCTTCTCTCTCTGCACGAAATTCAGGAACGGGTGTTACGTCCAATTCCTTTACTATCTTATCAGCAGCTTTAGCGTTTGTTTCAGACGCTTTAGAAGCCGTTTCAATCTCTTTGGCTACTTCTTTCTTAATCTCTTTAATTTCAGCCTTAATAGGCTTTGTTGATTGTTGTCGGCTGCATGTGAAAACTATTATGCCTACTAATAAGGCTACAAGTATTACAAGCCAATTTGGGAGTGTTTTTTCTTTCATTTTAAACAGGTGTTATTGTTATGTTTACTTTAATGCATTTCCAACCTTCCTTACGATACCATGCCCATTCTTTGCTGCCATTTCCTAAGAATGCTTTTATAGCTTCCCTTCTTGCATAGCTAATTCCTGAAATCCAAGTATAACCTTTTGGGCTTACCACCAACCATACTGCTTTTGTTTCTGTTTTTAATTCCATGAAATTTCAATTATTTCGTTGTTATCGTTTATCGTAAGTGATTTAGGGAGGGATAGATCCTGCAACGAATCTATGTATTTATAAATACCATTTACAGAGCTTAAATGACTGCTTGCATACTTCATGGCTTCTATAAGCTGCTCACGGGTGTAAACCCCTTTGTTAGCGTTGTAGCCTGATTGAAAATCAGCAATACAGTTACGGCTTTCCCTTGTATTACCACAATCGGCTTGTTGGCAATATTCCACTGATAAATTTGCTAAATCAACAGGCTTAACAAACTGCTGCCTGTCAAGTTTTATAACGCCATCGAGTTGTGCGGTACTTTTATCGGTTGTAGCTAAAATATTGTATGTTTCCCTACGGTAATAGAAAGATGCTTTAGCCGGCGTATGTGGTTCGTGAGAGAATAAAAATATCTCCCCATCATGCAATATCAGGTCTTTCCCTGCGGTGTAGGTTGTTGTTTTCATTACTCGTTTTTTAAGTTTACATAATACTCACTTGGTATGCCCTCAATTATTGCAAAGTTGTATTCTAATAGCTTATTTACATCTTCACTTGACCACATTTTAGTATTACAATTTTTACCCTGTTCTAAGTAATGATTTATTGATCGCTTCCATAATCTTGATGATGGGTTGAAATCATCCCCATTATGCATTATTGTTTGGGTAAGCTGCTCTAAATTACGGGCAAGTATTAAATACTCAACACCTATTTCATTATAGTTAATGTGAATGAATTTATTTGACATTCTCAATATCATTCGGGTATTTGATATTAAATCACTTATTTCCCATGTTTTACCCTCTTTATCCTGCAACTTATAGTTATTACCATATAGTACAGAAGCCTGTTGTTTGTTTATTCCGGTCATGGGTTTATGTATTTGGATTTGTAATTATTGCCCAGTATTGTACATCTGTTACATCCCATCCTATGTAATCCCCTTCAGGCGTTTCTATACCATGTGGTTCAGACAACACAACCAAATATTTTTCCCATCTTGATTCATTATTTACGTTGTTAAAAACATTTATAGCAACTAAAAATGGTTCTTGGGGGCAGTTATTGTTTTCAATCCATGAGTATTTTTCATTTGTTTCGTAAGTAATATCTACGAAATGTTTGTCGTTTATATTTATCCAATCCATAATCTATATCTTTTTAAGTATTACAAGTTTTTCAATAAGGTTGTTTTCGGCTGCTGAATTGGGATTAGTAAAATGCAGCCCGTTTGCTGATAGTATGATTCTAAATTCTTTTGGAGTTATTCCGTATAAGCACGCAACATCGAAGTCAATAGTGTCGGCGGTAACTGTGCCTAAAATTTCAAATGTTCCATTGCCTACTTTTTGAGAACCATAGAAATTTTTAACATAAGTGTCTCCTTCATGTGCTATAAGGTAATTTTCTTTAGCATCGCCTGGCACACTCACAGCGATTAGTTCGGTTGGGGTTAATTGTTTAGGTTGCATGACTTGGTATGTTTAGGTTAATACTTTTTAAAAGCCTCGTACAGATACGTATTTTAAGCTCACAGATTCGGTATTGCTTACTGTTACAATCCATATCCTGTAAAATATCCTCATTATCAACGATGATATTCATTAGTTTTGCTACGGGTTTAAGCATGGTTAATTTCTGTTATTAAATTCATTCTCAACCGAAAAATAAACATCAATTATTGTAGCACCGCTATCTTGTCGGGCTATCCAATTTTCTTCTTTACCATCATTAAAATGTATTTTTAACTCTAATGTATAGTCAGTAACAATTAAACGACTGCTTTCATAAAAGTTATTTCTAAGCAGCTTCATTAATCTTTTAAAGTATTTTTCTTTATACATCTTATTTTATTTATAAGGATTCTCTTTAAGTGTTGTTACGTCAATCGCAAGGCCGCGTTCTATAAGTCCCCGGTAATCTATAAAGTGTTCATCAAGCCAGTCGAATAACTCGGATTGGTTGGGCACTTTCATTGCTTCGTAAGTTTCATCATCATTTTCAACGGCTGAAAAACCACCAAATTGAAAATCAAAGTGTATATCTCCTGATTTAGCTAATGTCATTTTTAAGGCATGGAACGTTTTTAGTTCAAATTTCCTGTCAGGAAACGCAATCTTAGCCAGTTCTAAAAGCGGGGTAATTGTTTTGCCTTTAATGGTTATGGGAGTGGTTAGGTTTGGCGAGTTTAAAACCAATTTGCACATGTGTACAGGATAGGCATCTTTTCTTTCTTTAGAGTTTAGGCAGTAATCGCCAAATAGCTCTACAATGCCGTTGCACGTATGAATAGGGTTTGTTTCCATTTCTTCATAAGGCACATCTAACTCGCTTATGAATTTGGCGCCATAAGGCAAATACCTGGCAATGTCTTTTGGTTGTAGTTTAGATTTCATCACACACGTTTTTAGTTACTTCTTTGTTTTATCAATTTCGCACCACTCATAAAATATTTCTGTGTTATCTCCTAAATAAAACCCTTTAGATAAGAGAAAGTAAACAGCTTTATACATTTGCCCTAAAGAAGCACTTTCAAAACCCCCATTAATTATATCTAACGCCCTTTCAATATGCTCTCCTTTCCATCCTAATAGTACGCCTAATTCCAATAACTCATCGTCATTGACGGAAGATAAATCCCTAAGATATAAAACATCTGCTTTTATATCTTCATCAATAGTATGCTCAGTTGGTACATATTTAAACCCTGTCCCGCCTCCTGATTTTTGAATAGCTACCTCCTGACCCCAATATTTTGCAAAAAATCTCTTTTTATTCTCTAAATTGTTTTCCATTGCTTTGGTAAGTTTATATATTTGATTTGTAATTTCATCTTGTCTACTTCTTTAACACTGCCGCTATAAATAAAGTGTTTTATACTTTTTGGTTCTTCCATCATGTAGCAATAATCGGGCTTTATCGGAACATTGCGCCTTTTGCAACTATAGCATCATTTAGATCTGTAAATCTATCATCCGCCATGTAATAAATCATTAGAGTTGTCCATAAGTCAAATCCATATTTTACCGACACTTCGTCTTTAATCTGCTGTATTGCTTTACCTTCCATAAATTAGTTTTTTAGCGGTGGGGGTTAGCTTTGGACTTCTGTCTGTTAAAAATTCTACGGTATGATTTCCTTTTTCAAGTATTCTTTTATCTGCATAAATGCCATTTTCCTTATTAAAGGTCTTTTGCATTATGCTATCGTATTCAAACCCCTCAAACAAAACCTTTGATTTGGCTTCTTCAAAAATAGGCTGTTCTTTTTCCCATCTATCCCATTCCGAATCAGCAGCAGGGCTTAATGGTTTTCCTAATAACAGATTACCATCGGCATCACAAGGCAAAAACATACCTAATGTAAGCGGCTGCGTAAGGAATTGGGCGTAATTCAAGCTAACAGAGTGGTATTCATTAAGCGGTATAAATCCGTTAGTGTACCCAAAGCTTAAATCTATAATGAATTTTGTGGCGGGAATTAATTTGTCTATCTGCATGGCTAATCGTTTATTATTTTAATATTGTCTGATTCCAGTTTATTAGCTCTAAAACTTCATCAACTGATTCTGTAACTTGGTACTGATAATCATTTCCAAAAGACAGTATTGTTTTACCATTTATTGAAAGTATATCAAATACTTTAGAGTAGTTTACCATTATAGGTTCGTTACTGGCATACACAGTTAAATTAATAAACCCTTTAACCTGAGATCTAATTGAATTTCCTTTCATCTTATTTGTTTTTATATTTAATAATTACCTATGTATGTATTTAATGTTAAAAGTTACGCTGTCGTTATTCTGCATGTACTCGCTAAGGTTAGCAGAGTAAAACTCCCAATTTTTACCCCGGCCAATAACTTCGTATGGGAATGGGTAATTGTTAGGTTTAAGCTCCCACAACGCTTTATCGCTTGTTATGGTAATGTAATCCTCTTTCGAGTAGTCAGCGTGTATGCCTGGCGTTGCTGTTTGCTGTGTGTGGTGGTTTATTTTAACCGTTGCATTTCTGTAGTTTGATGCGCACCCTGTAAGCACCAAAAGTAAAATAGTTATATATCGCATAGCCTTGTTTGAAAAATTATATCGTTTGGATCTGTGTACATTGCAATTGTAGGTTCATCGTCGTGTATAAATGAGTTGGCGATGTTTAAGTTGTGCCGGTTTACTATCTGTTGTGTTGTCATTACTCTGTTGCTTTTTGCACGGCTATGCCTGCGTTAATAAAAAACTCTGCTAATTGTAGTTTAAACTCTTCCGGAACATAACCGCTGTTGTTTAATGATTGCAGTAAGGTTATAGCGTCCTGTGTTGCATGTAATAAGTCAGGACTGGCGGAAATTAGTTTAGCGTTACTCCTTGTGTCGGCTGTAATTTGATTTTCAGGCAAGTATACATGGCATACTACACAATTAGTGTCTCTGTCTACAACAGCGGTGTTTTTAAAGTCTTTTAAATCTAAGTCTAACACACTCCAGTTTGGTTTCATAATAATTACGTTTTTAATTTGTATGGAGCAAATGTAAAACAAACTTTTGAATAAATATTAATTATTTTAATTTTTTTATCTAATTATTTGTTGTATGTTTGCGGAGTAATTAAAACAAACTTTAAAAATGAATATAGCAAAAGAAATTTACACGCAAATCGCTAATCATGTAGGTAATGAGAAGAAAATAAAAGGTCTTAGTCCTACACAACGTAAGCTTTTTAAATCAGGAGAATACAACCCTACTATAGGCACTATTAAAACAGTTCTTGTAGAGAACGGCATGCCTGCAACAATATGTATAACTTCCGGCACTACCGAAACAACTATTAATTTTTAAGGTTATGGGTAAGTATGTAATGCGAAAAGGTTTTGACGTCTCAAACACAGTAGGTCGGGCTAACAATATATCTACAATAGCTTGCTTTAATTATGAAGCATTAAATAAAATTGTTAATTCTCCTTATTTTTCAGATTTACCCATAGTAAACATTGTAGGTGTTTGGAAACCTAAAGGCAGCCCCTCATTATTATGGGACGACTACAAAGCGAACAGCAGGAAGCAGAATTTTGGATTAAACAACAGATAAATAAATAATTATTATGAGTACAGAGATCACATTATTGCCGGTACACGACATTATGACAATGGCACAGACATTTGCAGAATCAGGAATGTTTGCAGACACAAAACAAGCCGCACAGGCGTTCGTTAAGATACAAGCCGGACAAGAAATAGGCATAGCACCGTTTCAGGCAATGAGCGGCATCCATATTATACAGGGCAAGCCTACAATTGGCGCGGGCATAATGGCAGCTAAGATAAAAGGTAGTGGTAAGTATGACTACCGAATTACAACAACAAACGATAATATTTGCAGTATTGATTTTTTCCAGGGTAAAGAGAAGTTAGGCAATAGCACCTTTACTATTGAGGATGCTAAAAAAGCACAAACAAAAAACCTTGATAAGTTCCCCAAAAATATGCTGTTTGCCCGTGCCATATCTAACGGCTTAAAATGGTTCTGCCCTGATGTATTTAGCGGTTCTGTGTATGTTCCCGAAGAAATGCCGGAAGTTGAGCCACAAACGCATGATACTACTTATGAGGATCCAACAGCAGAAGACTTATTGAACTCCGCAGCTAACCTTGATGAATTGGCTAAAATATACACAAGCCTATCTAAATCCGATAAGGTACGTACAGCACAGCTAAAAGAAGAATTAAAAACCCGCTTAACACCTGCTGAATAATGGGAGCATCATCAGAAATGGCTATTCAAATGCAAGAGCAGGAGAATAGCCAATATTACGGCCTTATTGGTAGAATGCAGCGTAAAGAAGAAACGCTATCTTATTCAAGCCTTAAGGAATTTGGCAAGTCTCCGCGTAACTTTATAGCCTATAAGCTAAAAGAAAGAAGAGAGCAAACGGAATCACAAAAGTTTGGCAGCTTATGCGACTGTTTATTAACTGAACCCGAAAACTTTGATGAATTATTTAGTATTGTAGATAACACCCCTACAACAGATAACCAATCAGGGTTTTGTAATGATTTAATTGCCGGAATTCATTTAGACGTGGCTTTTTCTAACAACTATTCAAGAGGTAAAGCATTGGAGTTATTTGCCCAATTCGAGCCTTATATATTAGCGGCAAAGGAGGGTAAAACAGTTATTACATCTAAGCTTAAAGAAGAAGCCGAAAAACTAACATCGGCTTTAAAACAAAGTCCTATTGTGGCGCAATACTTAGATGCATGCACTTCTTTTCAAAATAAAAAAGAATGGGAGTATAAAGGTTGGAAGTTTAAGGGGTTTACCGATTGTGAAGGACACAACCTTATTATTGATTTAAAGTTTACGGCTAACGCTGACCCCGATGCTTTTGAAAGATATATAATGAAGTATGATTACTTTATGCAAATGGGAATGTATGCCGAAGCTCATGGCGGGTTGCCCGAATGCTTTTTTATATGCTACGACAAAACAGGCAATTTCTCTGTAATTAAATTGGATTATACACTTATTAATTATGGGACTCGAAAGTATCAGTATTTGGTTGAAAAGCTAAACCAATGCATACAACAAAACAGATGGTCGGAATCTTTTAACTTTTTTGATGTGCAGCTAAGGACTGCATACAAACCTAAATGGGTAAAAGGCTTTGAAACTGATTTAACAGAAGATTAATTAAACAAAAAACAATAGAATGGAATTAACAGGACAGATTATCTACATTGGAGAAACAGGCACTTATGGGGCATCAGGATTTAGAAAACGAATTTTAGGACTTGAAATACCAGGGCAGTACGCGCAGAAAATAGGAGTTGAATTAACGCAGGACAAATGCGACTTACTTAACAACTATAGGGTAGGGCAAATGGTAAAGGTAAGCACTAACCTACGCGGTAATATGGTAGAGAAGGAATTCGAAGAACCTAAGTTTTTCAACTCGCTACAGGCTTGGAAAATAGAACAAGCATAGTAATACAACCAACCCGCCTCAATACTAACGGGGCGGGTTTAAAACCACAAACTAACTGGCCGTTACGGTCGTAAAATTAAATAAGATTATGGAAGATAAAGACATATACCCGCTAACAATTATATCTGATAGGTATTCGGGGTCATATTCGGGTGGTAATTTTTTAGCGTTTAACTTAGAACATAGTAATATACCCGCAGATTTTTGGAGACGTTAAGTCTGATAAATACGATACACACCATAACTACACTATAGGCAAAGGCAACACCCCACAAGAAGCATTTGACGACCTCTATAGTAAACTAAACTAAGCTGTATGATAGTCTACAACTCCCCGGAACACGCTAAGCAGCGACAAGAGGTTGAGCCGCCACCAACCGAACACATTGCCGCGTTAGTTTTCGTTCTTAATCAATTTATACCTAAGAATAGTATTGATGCACGAAATATGCTCCAACGCCTTATTTTTGACTACGAAAATCTTTCACACATGCGTGAGTATTCGCAAAAGTGGATTGACGTAAATGACGCGTTGCCTGATGATGATTCAATAACTGTTTTAGTTTATGACAATTTAAAATGCATAACAGGTGTTGGTTATTATTATTGTTCAAACTGGACAACAGAGGATTCATTACACACGCCAAATTACTTAAACGTTACTCATTGGATGCCCCTACCCGAACCCCCTAAAACAAATTAAAATGATAAAAGCAACAGATTTAAGAATTGGGAATTATGTCGAATGCTTTGGCTATAGATATGTTACCGAAATAAGAAAAGATAAGCTAAAAGTAGAGCACTATAAGGATGGTAAATACATTTCGGAATGGTCGCCACTATTTTCGATAGGAGGCATCCCCCTAACCGAAGATATTTTATTGAAGGCGGGGTTTACTAAAATCAACAATATGGATTCTTATTATGAAAAGATTATAGGTAATTTAAAAATATATTTTAATCATAAACACGGAGAATGTGAAATTTCAGTTTATGGTTATGGGCGTAGATTAAAGCACATTAAACACCTCCACCAGTTACAAAACCTTTTATTATCACTCACAGGCGAGGAACTAACAATTAATTTTTAGATTATGACAATAGACGAGAAAATACAACACGTAGAGTCTGAATTAGAAGCGTTAAAACAACAAAAAGAGCAGGAGTCAAAAAAGGACTGGCCGGACGTTGTAGGTAAATGTTATTACCCTTATGCAAATTGTGTAATTAAAGTGGTTAAGTTAACAGATTATGACCCTACGTATAATGAAATATCAGCCGATTGCATATCTATTAATATTGACAAAACAAGCGTTAGTGTTGACAATGACAGTAGTTATAGTGATTTTAAGCTTGATTCAGAAATAAGTAAAGAAGTTTTTAACTCTTGGTACGACAAGGCCATTAATTTTATAAATGAACAAAAAATATGATAACAATTTACAAAACCTTTTGGCGCAAAGAATGGCGTTGGAGGATTAAGGCGGCTAACGGAAAGATTATAGGCGCATCAACCGAGGGTTATAAAAACAGGGTTGATTGCGTGGATAACCTAAAAATGCTATACAACGTGTTAGACGAACAATATAATACCTTGTTTGAGTTATGATGAAACTACGTAAACAAGGAGATAGGCTTATGTTTAAAGCCTTGTTAATATCGGTAATATCAACAGCAGTTATTTATTTAAAGTATAAAGTTTAAACCTCGCGATAATAGGTTAATCGCTAATTTTAGTTATGGAAATAGGAGACAAAGTAGAGTGGTTCTCAAGCGGAACTAAAAAACAAGGTATTATTTTAGAAAAGATAAAACCCAATCAAGAGCCTTTAGATGTTATACTGCCATTACAGCAAACAAAGAAATACGTCTCTACTTATGGTGGAGGTAAAAAAAGAGACCATGAATCATACATAGTAGCCGTTGATGGTAATACAAACAAGAGCAGAAAGAAGATATACTGGCCAATGGTAAGCCAACTTAAATCTGCTAAATAAAACCTCAAAGCCCGATACATTTCACGATGCACCGGGCTTTTATTATTTCCGTTTAGGCAACTTAGCAACCTTACCGTTTAATGCCAATTGAAGTTCCGAATATTCAGGTATAACATCAAAGCTTGGGCATTCCTTAATTCTTTCCCAACTTTCAATCTTACCGTTCCCGCTTTGGTCGGGGCTAAAGTCTCTATGCCCTAATATTGTAACGTCACTACAGTCATTACCTTTAGATCTAAGCCACTCAACAGCCTTTACAATGGAATTATCCATAGCTATAGTTTGCAGCGTTGTACGCGTATCTTTACCCTTGTATTTCCCGTTAACAACTTCAATGCCGCCAATGTAACAGATGTTTATGCTTTCGCTATTAAACCCTGCTACACCATTGCTTATTTTTTCAAAGTCTAATAATTGGTGTGGTAATCCATCAAGGTCAACGATAATGTGATACCCTGGACTTACCCATCCTTTAGACTTCCAAAACTTTTGTATTGATTCTATGTTACCAAATCCTGCACTACAATGCAGGACTATGTATTTTATTTTGGTTGCTCTGCTCATACAGTATATTTTTCGTATTGTCTTATTTTAAGGTGTACATAGTAAGTCCAAATGGTTAGTGTTATCCATACAGCGATACTTAATGCTAAAGTCCATGCGCTACGTATAAGTGGAAAACCATACTGCAAATCACTCATTAATCCAATTGCTAACGGCATGAGAAACAAAACTAATAAGTGGGAAAATATGTAATGCTTATTTTCCATAAGCCATACCATCTTCTCATAGTCTTTATAGAATATCCACCTTATAAGGCATCGGTACATTCCGTATTTCATTTTGCCAATAAGGTAAAACTGATATGCTGTAAAGCACATTAGCACACCTATATTTATCTTTTGGAGTAATTCAGGGTTTATCATATTCTTTTGCTGTAAAGTTATTGTATAATCTTTTTGAATAGGCACGTAACCCCATATTAAACAGGTTTGTTCCCTCGCTAATTATTACCATAGAAAAAATACTTATACAGAATGTTGCATAAACCACATTATAACTTATTGTTGCTTCTTTCCATATAATTTGTATTATCCATGACAACCCAATGGCATACACTAACTGCTGTATTGTTTTCTTTAGTGTTAGCGTGTTATTGCCCCAGTCCATACATATTCTTATGCTAAATCCATAAATCATAGACATGATAACCGGCAACGTAAAATTTGGAACACCAGTCATGTCCAGTAAAATTATGTATAAAATAAATACGTACTGTGTTTTTAACATCGATTTGTTAGCTTGTAAAGTGCTGTAACCAAAAATGATATGTACACTATAAGGCAAAAATACATAAAATATAGGTCGGGTAACCTATCAGCCACTAAGTAATATTCGTTAAGCAGCCACATTGAGAATAAAGATACCAATGCGAAACGACCCAAAACGCCAAAACCTTTACTTTTAGCGAAAGTTATTACTATAAATATTAAAGAACTATGCACTAATTTTACTCCCTGAATATAAAAATTCTCAAACCATTCAGGTTCAATGTATGTATCGGGATTTGAATACAACGGTACAAAGTAGTATTTGCACATTATGACAAAAGCCAAGCCGTTTAAAAGCATAGCTAATACAACAATTGATTCTGTTTTCTTATCCAGTATATCCCTAAAAAAAACAAGGCAGGAATAAACCTGCCCTATTATGCTTTTTAATAATACCATGTTAGTACATTTTACGCCCTTTTATAAACGGCCATGACCTGTCAGTTGCATTATAAGTAACCTCACTCATTTCGTCGTTTTCAGCAGACGTTATGTTGTTTATATCATATTCTGTATCATCAAGGTTAGCTTCCGCTACCTGAGGATATGTAAAGAATTTGTTTGTAGACTCGTGGGTAAAAGCTTTTTTGTTGAATTTAGCTAATTGTTTAGCAGTGTCAAAACTGATAACTGCAACCGGGGAAGGAAATGATGTTGGCATTATGTTATTATGTTAAAAATTAATATTCCTACGATTATTACGAACAAGATTATAAAGGCTATCACAATCCTGTAAACTGCGTTGCTGTATCCCATTTCCCTGTTGAGCTCTTTTAGCACATTTGTTGAGGGAATCATATCTATTATACTCTTTATTAATCTCGCAAGCATTTTGGTAACCAAAAGTTATAACGGCAAAAATAAGAAATATAAAAGAAACGTAAGCTAAGTTTTTAAGGTAAGAGTACACATTCTGCATATAGTAAGTTTTACCCGTAAAAATAAATAATTAAGATTAAATACCTTTACGGGAAAACCGTAATTATTTGCTTTGTTTGGCCATGTCAGCAATAGTGGCATCTTTTTTGGCAGCACCCGTAGCGTTTCCGAAATAATAATTATAGGTTTGGTTTAATGCCGCAACTATAGCTATTATTATTTGTGGGTCTGCGTGAGCAGGCGTGAAGGTACAAATGAAAAAGTACGTAAAGGAAAATATTAAAGTCGATATAGCTAATATCGGCTTAATGTAGTCGTTTAGCATCTTCATTTTATCCATTCAAATATTAAACCCGTTACGATAGCCGCAGCCGGGCATAGGTAAAAGCACCACGATTTAAATATAGGCGACCAATTGTTCTTTAAGCTTGCCGATGTTCCCTCCTGCGCTTCTTGCACAAAAAACGTAGCCATAAACACGGCACAAAAAAAACCGCCTGTAATACTCGCTACTATTGCAAACATCCATTTAAATTCCATGTTTGTCATTATCAACAGCCCTGAGCATATGCCTAAAATTAACGACAATACAACCGTTGTTGTAGTATCTCTGCTTCTTTGTTCTTTCATAATTGTTTATTTTTTAATGATTAATTTTTCCAAAGATAGATATTTATTCCAAACACCAATACCCCTATGGCTAAAAGCCACCATGTACCCCCTGCGAAAATAAAAAAGCAATAGGGTATAAAAAACAAGGCCGCAGCTCCTATGCCTGTATATAATTCTTCTTGCTTATCGCCAGGCTCTTTGTTTATTTTATACTGCACCCAATTAATAAACATACCCAATATCCCGCCCAATCCAAAAGAAATAACCGTAAGTACACACAATGCCGCTAATGAGAACTCTAATCCCTTGCCTGCGATAAGGGCTATTACAAACACCACAGCAAAATCTAAAACAAAGCCGTTTATAATGTTTACGTATCTCTTTTTCTTAATGAAGTTTTTCATTATTTAGCTGTTACAATTATATCTACCGTTGCCCCGCTTACGTTAATCCATGTAGGTAGCAAGCCTACAACATCGACCCTGTTCCTAACCAGTACGGTAACGCCTGTTGTCGTTACGGATGTGGTGCGTATATTTTGGCTATCCAAGCCGTTTATAATATTTGCCTGAACATTTGGAGGCACACTATAGGCAACGGGAAACGTTACTGTGTACGTACCGGCTGCGGTAGTGGTTCCTGAATATGGGGTGCTGAATTTAGCCGAATTGTTAGGTATGTTTAAATTACCAGCTGAATACGTTGCAGCACCGCTACCCGTAGTTGTTAACGTAATAGCATTACGGGCGCGTGTATCGGTATAAAATAATTTATTGCCCTCTGCTAAATCTGTACTGCTTTTGCTTGCAAACTTAGTATTGAATAATGGGTCAATTTCTGTGTACCCCGTTAAGAACCCACTGCCGTTAGTTAGCTGATTTGTGTTTGTAGGCACATACGACGTAAGCGCGTAATTTGTAACAGGTATAGCCTTATAATCACTATCGGTATTATATACCATAAAGTAATCGATACCAATAGGTGTTTTACCCTCTGATTTGCTCCACGCAGGAAAAAAACAAGCGACAATAGCTAAAGCAGCTATTATGACGAAAATAGTAGTAAATCTTTTCATATTAGTTTAGGTTTTTTAGCATCATGTTTCTACCCCACTTGCCGTTTTTTAATTTTACATATTCTGTCATGCTTCCCGCAAATCCAGGAAACTCAATTTTAGTACACACAAGCCTAAAGTTTTCAGGCTGCATTGGATATCGTGTAGTTAGCATTAAATCAGTCTGCACCGATATTAGTGTTTCATTTACGTAAAACATCGCGTCAGGTGAAACCATTGCTGCCTCTAAATCCGCAAGGTACTCCGCCTGCTCTTCGGGCGTTGCATTATTGTATAGAACGTTGTTTACAGGGTCGTAATACGGGCAACACCATTGCTGCGTAAGCATTAATGTGGTACTGTTTGCGGGTGCGGGTCCACAAAGGTCAACGCTACAGGTTACACCTAATTTATACGTTACAGGATCATAAAAAGTGTAGCTTTGAGAATACGCGGATAATCCGCATAGCATAATAAGATAAAAAAGATTTTTCATAATTGTTTCTCTAATATTAATTTAACATATTTGCAAACTACCTGATCGGCAGTATTTGATAAAGTAGCTGTTAATAAATACCATGTATTGTCTCCCGGCGTATACGTACCGTTGTTTATAGGAGATCCACTCGTACTCGTGGGCACGCCATTACTACCAGACACTGATATCCCTGAATAAAAATCGTTAGTAGGTGTTAAAACAAAATCACGCTCCATAAAAATAGAACGCGCAGATGTGCCTGCGTTAAATACAGCTAACTGGGTAGCCCCGCTAAGTGAATTTGTTGTGTTTCTATAAATTTTAAATGATATTGTACCTAAAGTACCTCCAGGTACATTATAAAACAAAGCCTTAAAATTTTGAATACCAGGTACTAAATCTACCGAATTTACCATAAAACTTTTAAGTACGGTTTCATTAGTTACACCTGTTAATGGCGAGCTATCAACAACATCGCACCTAAGTATTATAGTTCGTGTATTTGCAAGGGCATGAGAAAAAGCCGTAGTAGCTAATTTAGTGCTACTGTCAGAAGTTGCCGGCGTTGGAGCAGTTGGTGTACCAGTTAGTGCAGGGTTTGCTAAAGGTGCTTTAAGTGCCAATGCATCAAATGTAGCATTTTGTGATGGCGCAATTGTAGTAACTCCATCGGCTAAAGCGTCTGCAACTTTACCGTTAGCCACTGCGGTAGAAAAAGCTGTAGAGGCGGCTTGTATGTTATTCGTGCCGGGTGCTGCCGTAGGTACATTTGGAGTTCCTGTGAATGTGGGACTGTTTAAGTTTGCTTTTAAAGCTAAGGTATCGAATACGCCATTGCTGCTAACGGCATTAGGGCTACCATCTGTTGGTACTGCATCAACTGTTACAGATGGAAATGCGCCTGTTATATCTGTTTTCCCATCGGGTGTAGAATCATAAGTAATACCTGCCACCACGATTCCATTCATTAAAGAACCATCTGTATCAGGGAACAACACGAAATTATCAGTACCCGTAATATTATTGCTATTTACGTATGTTGTATTAGTAGTGCCTGTAGATTGATACCGAGATTGTTTTATTATAACTTCGGATGCGGTAACTGAATTATTAGGCCAGAACATATCCATAGCGGGATCCGAATAAGGCACGTACGAATTAGCTAAGCTAACAGGTATAACCCCATCTATTCCTGCATATTCTGCGGTATTTCCATCAAAACTAATACCACTAACTGCAGTTCCTACAAATCCAACAGGCCAGCTAAACACAGTTCCTAATGCAGACATAGTAACACCATCCTGCGTATATTCTGCCTGCGCTGTTTTCCATGATAAAGCCGTTAATGAACCTGTGTAAGTGCTTCCTGCCGTACCTACTTCTTGAAGGGGGGGTATAGCACCACCACCGCCACCAAATAAAGACATGAGGTAAGCCCATGATGTGGTAACATCGCGACCATCTGACCTTCTGCGCATAATGGGGTCTACAAGGGTACTATCGTTTACCTGTATAAACGGCTTAGTATGTATAACATTACCGCTTAAGTTGGTAGTTTGCGCCTGTACCCCTAACGATACTAAAAACGCTATTATTAATAATTTAAATTTCATATATTTAGTTTAGTGTTAATCTTCTTCT